TATTATTAGATGTAAAGGGGGTTAGGGGTCGTCAAGACCTCTAGCCTCTCTTAAAACATCACAATAGGGGGTAAAAAACATGAAACAAATAGTAAAATGTTCAAGGTGTAAAACATACCTTTGGGAATCTTCTCAAATTGTATGTAAATCATGTCTTGATGAATGGAAAAAAACGGTGATAATATGAGTATAAAAAACGGAGATGCAATCGTAGTAAGATGGATAGATAAAAACGCTAAAGAAAAAATATGGACTTCCGTATTTATTGACTTTGATAGTTACTTAGATTTCATTAATTCTGAAAATAAAATAATAGTAACACAAGACCGAAAAAATAGTGTTTTTGGTGCATGGGCTGAAAGGATTGGAAATGAAAATGAAAAGAGATAAGATAATTGCTGTAATAAGTAATGACGAAGAAGGTTGGGAATTAACCTTTACAGACATTGATTATTTATGCTAAATGGAGATGATGACGAATGAAGAATGAAAGCGAGAAATTAGGAGACAACCTAATCAAAAACAGTCATGGAAAGGGGGGTGATATGCTAATGACTAACAAAAGACCAACATACCGAATAACAACCTATGAAGATGCTGAAAATCTAGTGAATCCAACTCATAAAGAACATAATGGAGATTTATATGCAGTTGTAAATATCTTAGATTTAGAAAAGAGACTTGCTAAATGCAAAAAACATTGGAATAAAAGTCTTGGACAAAAAAGGACAGGTAAAAAAGATTATGTTATATTTTACTTTGATAAAATGTCACATCTTCAAGGATGTAAATCAGATGACGAGGATATTCAATTAGGTGATTTTATACTTTCGGGTGAAAAGTAAATATGGATATTAGACGGATTTACAAAAGACTTCTATGGATATATTCATAGAAGTTTAGAGCATAAATTAGGTCGGCCACCAAATTGGTGGTCGGCCTTTTTTTTATTTTTACAAAGGGGCTACCCTACAAAATAATTTTATTTTTTTTCTGTTGTGCTACCCTACAAAATATTAGCCTACAAAATATTACCCTACAAAACTTTAACCTACAAAACTTTAACCTACAAAAGTCTGAGAGAATCTAAAATCTAAAAATGTTTTCAAAAACTAAGATTTCAAACCCTACAAAATAAAGTAAATTATCCAAAAAAAGAAGGGGACTAGCCCCAACTTTTTTTCAAATATCCGATGCAAACTTTAGCATCTCTTCCGGCACTTTTCTGAATAATAACCATTGTCCAGAATCTCTGGATTTCATAACCCAATATCCAGCAGCCTTAATATCTGCTTTATTTTCTCTCCATTCATCCCAGAATGCTTTATCATTGATATGGCCGTACCAGACCGTTCTACGGCGACTCATTTTCATGGTAATACCAAATGCTTCCATATTAGTAAACACCGGCCTAGCCGAGTCGTATTGCTTAATTTTAGCACCTTTATCACCTAGTTTGTCTCTGATTGCTTGTGCTTTTACTTTTGCCTCAGTTTTATTGTGTGCTAGGTTCTGAATAAAGGATGAAGTATGGAAGTAACCATATGCACCTCTAATCAATCTATCAATGTACAGGGTGTAGTATTGTTCTTTATCACCTGTTCTACATACATAGTATGTAGCCTCAATTTTGGGTTTTTGCGTTTTAGGGCTTGCGTCATCAAGTTTAGCGGCCTGTAGTAATAATACTAGACCTAGTAGGATTCCAACCAACATGATTCATACGAAGTGGTATTAGTATATATATATTATTGGTTATTAGGATAATATTTTGTAGGGTTAGGTTTCTATTATACTGCGTATGTCATCCCTACAAAATCTTATGTAGCATATTAGGTCAAACAACATAGGTCAACCCTACAAAATATGGGTCAACCCTACAAAAAAATGAGGGCGGGGTGTTGCAGCACCCCAACCCTACAAAAGATTTATTGCGTTATTTTACGGTAACGAGCCGCCCCATTTTGATACCCTACAAAAGAGTATTTTTTTGGGCATGGGTAGCCCCATTCATTCTTATTTTTCTTACTTAGCCTATCCGCTTTAACTGTACCTTTTAAGGACATATTTTACTCTAGTCGTGTTTTGCTTATAGTATTATTGGTAATCTATCTCTTTATTTTGTAGGGTGTTGTAATATTCCCTAGTATTGTCTCCTACAAAACAATATGTATGGATTTTATTTTGTGTCCTCTAAGTATAGGGGTTTCATGCCCTAAAAAATCAACCCTACAAAATAATAATAAGTGTAATTTTTACACTAAGTGTTGTGAATAACACCGAATAACCCTACAAAATAAGTTTTTTTAGCAAAAAAACCCTACAAAATATTGAGCCGTAAAAAGGTAGTATTTATATAGGTAAACAGCATCTCATCACGGATATTTAGTTTTGCGGGATTATTTTGTAGGGGTAAAATAACATGGCCGGATTTGACACACAGTCGAGCGTGTAAAATAAAAACCCTACAAAATAAAAAAAACGCTGTACTGCGGCGGTGCAAAAAGTAAACCTGAGATTTTTTCCCTACAAAATAAAACCTACAAAAGATTTTCCTACATTCATTTATCCACAATTATTTTGTAGGGGTTTTCCGAAGTCAAAAAGTTACTTAGTGTAAAAACTGCACCGAGTGTCAAAAATCACACCTACTGTTAAACACACACTAAGATATTTTGTAGGGGTTGGGTACTCTAAAAAATGAAAGACCCTACAAAAGATTAAATAGAAAGATTATTTTTTTGGTAAAACAAAACCCTACAAAAGACAGGCTATAAGATGATGAAAAATTACAAAAAGTTACCCTACAAAATAAGGAGAATGAGAATAGAAACGCTTATAAAGGGTAACGATATATTCAAATTATGAGTAAAATTAGAAAACCGTGCAGATACAAACAATGTAAAGGGGTTGTCCATCGTGGAAAATGTCCAGTAGCCTCAAAAAGAGGTTCAAAAGGTGGTAGCACTACCGGCAAATCAAAAGCGAGAACAGGTTCAAATAATGGTCGATTTACAGGACTTCGAGAATGTGGATGTCCAAAAAGACAACATTTACCTTCTTGTATTCATTCTCAATTAACATTACAAAAAGTCAAAATTATTAACGCACATGATTTCAATTATAATGAGAATCTATCACTTGAGATTTACGACCAAAAAATGCAATCTAAGTTTCCAAAGTCAAAGACTAAAATTAGAATTGCGAGAAAAGAAAATATCCCACTTAAAAGAACTGTGGCAAATTGGGAATTAGAAAATGCCGTCAAGGTAAAATCAATTCCTCATTATTCATTCTTAAAATATACGGGCGTGTGTGCCTCATGTGCGTGCGAGAAAAATATCAAAGACGCTCACGTCATACACGTAGACGATATTAAATATAAATTACCAAAAGAGCATTATTTCAAGGCTCGAATAATTTGCGACGCTTGCGAAGCATAATCGGAGACTCTAAATACTATTAACAAAAGGTGAGAACATGGACAAAAGAGGCGTAAATAACAGAGGTAGAACTCAAAGAATTGTTAATTTGCTTCTTGATGATTCTAAAAGATACGGGAGACAAAGATATGAACAACGATAAATATAATGGATGGACAAACAGAGAAACGTGGCTTATTAATCTACATTTTGAGCCAAGAAATCTTAGTGATTTGGATTTCATAAATGATGAGATAATAACTTATGCTAAAAAAATCCAAGAATTACCTTACGGTATGTTCTTTACAGATTTTCTTGATTTGAGTAAAATCAATTGGTACGAATTAAAAAATCACGTTCAAGAAAATTATGATGACGCTTGTGAAGCAGAATGAAAGACTTTAAATAAGATTGACGATAAGATTAAATTGTAAGAAAAACAACGGAGATAAAAAATATGTATGAAGATAGCGAATGGCTAAAAGAAATGATTGAAAACACGAAAGCGGGTAAGATTTATTTGGCGGGGTCTGAAAGATGAAAGATTTCCGCCCGACACTTCAAAGAAGAATTGATTTGAAGAAATCAAATCCGGCCTTGACCCTTTGGGCTAGGCAAAAAATTGATGAACTCGGATTGAATGCCGAGAAATATTAGATTTACCAAAAAAGTAAAACTTGCCTTCCGGCATTAGGTTCGGGAGAGGACTTGTTTTGTAGGGTCAAAAAACCTTTCGGGGTGCATCCATTCGGGTGCATCCCACTTTTTTTATTTTTATAGCCTATATTTTGTAGGGTTAAAGAGTGATTTTTTTTTATTTCAGATTCAAATATTTTGTAGGGTAGTTACTTCTTCCGCAAAAATAATTTTGTAGGGTCGCCCCTTTTTTTGTAGATACATATACCCTACAAAATAATTAAGCCTGTCTTTTGTAGGTTAATTACATTTACAGTAAAACTAAAAATCCTACAAAAGATTTCAAATCCAAAAACTAAAACCCTACAAAATAAAACCGTAAAAGAAAAAATAAAACTCAAAAATAAACCCTACAAAATAACGCTTGTGTAGCAGAATTGAAAGACTTAAATAAAATTACTTTTTGGTGTTAAATATGCGAACAGAACTAAGAATTGCACTAACGGTTGAGAAAATAAATCAAATTAGAGAAAGAAATGGTGAATTATTTGCTAAGGGAATTACCAACCTATCAAGTGATGAATTAGAAGAATTAGGCGAATTAATTGATGAACTTGAAAAATTACTTCATCTACAAAGAAACGGGTTCTGAGACGCTTGCGAAGCAGAATCAACAGGTTTAAGTAGTAGGGCGGAGATGGATATATATGGCGAGAATGGAGAAGAGAAGCGAACAAACACCGATAGAAGGATTAAAAGTTATAAAAATACAAAGTGGGGCACGAATAAAAAAGTGTCATAATTTGTTGAGGGAGATGGGATTTTAACGCTTGCGAAGCAGAATCGTAAGCCTTAAAAGGAATGACTAATTAGTTAGTTTTGTGGGAGAAGTAACCCACACTAAAAAAACATTCGCAAAAAAACAAAAAAGGAGATAAAAAAAATGAAATATGAAATAGGAATGAAAGTGAGTTTCGGGCGACCGAATGGAGAAAAGACCGAGGGTATTATCACAAAGATAAACCCTAAAAGCCTCAAGGTGCGAACCTTAGAGAGTCGTGGTAGAGCAGGTAGGTCTGTTCAAGGGACTGTCTGGAAAGTACCGAGAGATGAGAGATACACGAAGGTGATACAATGAGTAGAGGAATGAGAGGAATGTTGGGTGCATATGCCCGATTTGGAAAAGAAGCACAAGGAACGACTGTGAAAGAGGTTTTGTGTAATGCAAAAGCCGATTTCAAGATTGGTATGGAATCTGTCTATACTAAAGATGGTAAGGTTATACCTAACCAATTTAGGACATTTAGAGAAGATACCGATGAAACTTTTGGTGTTGTAAAAGGCACATACAAAGTTATGCAAAATGAAAGATTGTTAAATATATCTGACGATTTGGTAAAAAGAGGCGTAGTAGATTGGGATAGGATTGGACTTGTAGATAACGGTAGAAAAATCGTAGCATCTTTTAAGATGCCCGAAGGGTTCTCTATCGGTGGAATGGATGATGTAGACCAATATATCATGCTGCAAAATACAAATGATGGTTCGGGTGGAATACGTATTTTACCCTCAAATGTAAGAATTGCTTGTAGTAATCAATTTACATATATGCAAAGTCTATTGAATAAAATGGGTATCAATAAAAATGCTCTAACTATCAGACATTCAGCACGTCAAGAAGATAGGATTGCACAATTAGTCGAGGCTCTAAAAATTGTAGACCATCTCAATCAGACATTCATGGAAACAGCGACAGAGTTAATCAATGTTGAAATGTCTCAAGATGAGAGAATCAATTTCTACATAGATACTTTAGGGCTAAAACAAAATGAAGATATGATGAAGGGCGGCAAAGATTATGATGCTAACAATCCTTACGGATTAGGTACTAGAGGTCAAAATACTCTCACAGAATTGTTAGAGTTAGAGTTAGCACCAACAAATCAATTGAACGGAATGGGTGGCTCGGCTTGGGGCTGTTTTAATACAGCAACGGAATATATAGACCATTCGTGGACGTACTCAAAGGACGGCAAATCAAGTGATAGCAAAGTAGAATCAGCAATCGTAGGTGCGGGTGCTAGAATGAAGTCAAAAGCATGGGAAACCATCACGGAGATGTACGCCTAAGATTTATCGTAAAAGTAAGTAGGGGGGGTAGTACCCTCTACTTACGCCTTCGGGCGTAGCCTATCTTTTGTAGGGTTCACGCTTGCGAGGCAGAATGAATAGATTTAAGTAAAAAGAAAAAGGAGAGAGATATATGAGAACAAGATACGGTAAAACCGGAGAAATATGTAAAAGACAAAACGGAAGAATGATGATGACTATAAGACCGACACCAACGGTTTTAGATGATAAAGATATAGCCATGTTTTTAGGTTATCTTTGTAATGTACAAATGCGTTTTGGTGATTATGGCGAAAAAATTAGTTATCAAGAGGCTAAACAAAAAATACATGATTGGCAATATAATTGCGGTGCAGTTACACCTTTGACAAAGAAATTAATTATGGATTATCTAACAAGTAATCATTACTTAGCACAATATGAAGAATGTACTGATATGTATGAGTGTTATGATTCAGAAAATGAGTCGCATAAAGCATTACTAGAAAAAGTACATGAGATATTCCCTTCTTTTGTCGTAAAAGAAACCGAGGTGATTGCGTGAGTAATCCTTACAGCGTTAAAGTTTATCCTATGGCTGCAAATCAGTTTAGGATATATCATGGTGATACGATAACATTTCAATCATACAATTCAACAATATGCACCAAAATTGAAGATAGAGTAATTTTACATGAGCCATATTGGAATATGTATTCAGCAACCACTAACAAATATTTACTAAGATTCTTAGAAGAAGATTCAATTAATACTATTAGGGAAAAAGTAAAGTCAGGAGAATATGAGGTGATTGCATAATGGCTAATCTAAATATTATTACAAATCAAGTTTATGATTGGATAAACGAATCTAATACAGATTTTAACTTAGATTTCGGAGAAAAGAAACTTTACTTGGTTGTAGAATGGATTGACGGTAAATCGCTTTTTATAGAAGATTATTTTTATTTTATGAATGAATTGATTGCTGCTTATTGTGATTTAGATAGAGATACTGATGAGGTAAAAGTAATTTGGTTTAACAGAATATTCGGAATCAATAGTGAGTATCATGGAATCGCTGATGGGAGATGGACTGATGACGCTTGCGATACACAATCGGCAGACTTAAATAAGATGGAAAAGGAGAGAGATATATGAGTAAAAGAGAAGAAGAGATGGTAGACTTAGCCTTAACAGAATTAGAAAATGCTATGGATGCACTACATAAACTGAATAGAGAAACGAACATAGTAGACGATGTTGAATATGATAAAATAAATAGAGCGACTTGGGATATAGAACAAGTGTTAAAAGATTGGAAAGATGAAAATATAGGGGATGAATAAAATGAGAAACGTAAGTATAAATGGACACGGCATAAAAGAAATAAGAATACTAAGAGGCAAAGGTGATTTAGACCATTTGCTTAGAGTTATAATCGTTGGTAAAAATGATGAAGTAACCGATATTAGTTTATTTGGTATGGCTGATAAAGAAACACACAAAGATATTAAAATACCCGTAAAAGTAACTAGTGATATTCAAGTAACTACCCATGAGATTAATTTTCTTGGTGATATAATAGATGAAGAGGAATAAATATGGCATTAAAAGATACACTAACTAATTTGCACAAGTATGATGAAGAGATAGAGACATTATACAATGAACATGACTTTAACCCCAATCTTAGTTTCGCTAGGAATGCGGCTAAAAATACTGTTTGGGCTGCTTTTTACACAGCAGCGAGAGAGGTAGGAATGACCGAAGATATGGCTAAACAATTTATTGATTCAAAGTGGTTTAGACACAATCAAGAGGAAATATACAAACAAATTACAGCGACATTATTTACAATGCTTTGGTGCGAATCATCCTTTGTTGATGATACCGAGTTTAGTAAATTAGAGCCTTACATTGATAGAGGGGATGTAGAATGATTAGAGATAGTTTTAAGGAAATAGTAAATGATGAGTTGATGATACTAATTATGACACAAGTTATTTTTGGGGTAATATCATTAGGTATCTTGATTACTGCGGCTGTGATATTATGAATATACCAAAATACTACGGATATAAATACTATGTGGGCGACCCTTGTTATGTCATAGATGATAATAGATGGGAAGAGTTTTGTACAGCCCTATGGGATGGAGAAAAAGAAAATAAAGATAATGGTTGTCCTGAATATCCCGTTTATATCGAGTGGGGTATAGATGGTATAATTTACAATATAGAAGTATGGAATAGTCCAAACGGAGATGGTGTTTGGAACTTTAGTAATACCGTAAAAGAAATGCGTGGTTGGATTGCAGGTACAGAAATGGGTGTTGATGCAGGTTTATTGGCTATCGTACCCTATGGTGCTATTTCTAATAACAGCACTTGTTCAGATAAAGATAGCATAAAAGAAATATCAAATCTAGGTATTATTTTTACCGAAGAACCAACCTTAGAAACAGGTATACACGTAGTAGGTGAAGTAACACTAAATTACAATGATGAAAATAATGTATATTATTGTTATAATTGCGGAGAGCATACCTACGAACATGATGTAATAGATTGTGAAAACTATAATTGTATGGGATGCTATACGTGTTTTGAATGTGAATGTGAGGATGAGGAAGAATGACTAGTAGGCGACCTAGAAAAATCATGGTTGATTTCTGTTACAGATATATTAGAGATAACGGAAAACAAAGTGCTACTGATTTACTTCAAGCCTATGATAAACAAGATTTGAGTCTGAAAAGAATCGGTCTTTGCAGCCATCGTGAGTTAGCATCTTTATTATCCAAAGATAGACTTTTCTTTAAGGTAAAAGAAGATTGGAAAATAGTAAATGGAAATAAAGTTTACAAATATGATATTAATGATGTGCATGAGGTAGCGAAGAAATTGGCCTTGCTAACACATATTAGAGCGACACCTGCTCAGATGCCTAAGATACTTAGGGATGCATATCTTGACGCTTGCGAGGCAAAATCAACAGACTTAAATAGAATGAGCGAGAGGGTATAATATGAGTAAAACAATAGAGGTAAGAATGAGAGTATTAGATTGGACATGGTGTGATGGAGATGAAGAGTGCTTCGTTACATTAGAATATACAGATAGCCTACAAACAAAACCACTTATTTATAGGGGAATTGTAAGTATAAAAGATGTGAGGGATTTACTATGAATATATTTATCTTAAATGAATGCCCCGAATTAGCAGCGAGAGATTACTGCAATAAGCATCTACCTAAAATGATAGTCGAGTGCTATCAAATGCTAGGTAGTAGTGTCATTAGACACGGTGCAACGCCCGACATGATGCCACTTACTAAGAAAGGTACGCCTCTCAAGGGTGGCTATCATAATCATCCTTGCAGCCGTTGGGTAGGAGACAGTAGAGATAATTACATTTGGACTGTACGCCATGCCCTAGAGATATGCAAAGAATATACAAACAAGTATAACAAGATTCACTTTTGCGAAGCAGGTATTCGTCATCTTAATTTTATGGCAAAACTAATTCCCGAAGGCGACCTTACACACTTTGCTCTTGCTATGCCCGATGAGTATAGACCGAACCACATACCACTTAGCACAGGAAAAGCCGGACAGCAACAGAAAGGAGACAGTCATGCCGATGGCGAAGCAGCAGTAGCCGCTTACAGGCGTTATTATCATAGTAAAGAGTTTGCTCGATGGGATGACCGTACTGTTCCTACATGGTGGCGTTATGATATAGAGGGGAATATAATATGAGTGTGCCGGATATGTTTTACAATCAAGGTTATATTTACCGGAAAACTAATACACCCTATCAAGATATTTTTGACCGTATAGAAGCAAGTAAATATGCGGGTTGGGGTATACGAAATGGACAAAGGGTATTCGTGATAGAATGCACCGACCATGATTGGGATTGCTGTTGTATAGCGTGTATAGATGATGATACAGTTACCGAACATTTAGAGTGGATTGATTGGTATAGAAGGACACATTTAGGAGATGAAGAAAAATGAGTAGTTTTTTCTTAAATAAAAAAAGACGCTTGCGAAGCAAGAACGACAGACTTAAAAGGGATGACGTTTTAGGTAGAAACATGGCGAGAGCCGACAAAGGAGATAACAGAAATGAATAAAGAATATGAATATGAAATGGAAAGAGAAATATATCGCTCAATGTTAGATTTGATAGACAATGGCGATATTGTAGAAGATATTGAGGATGCAGCAACAAGAAAAAGAATACTGCACGTTAAAACTGTTCTACATAGAATGTTAGACGCTAATGCGTTTATATCCGTAATTAATGGAGAGGAATAAAATGAATAAAGAAGAAAGAAGTAATATGAATGAGGAATTAAGAAAGAATGCCCCTATACCTGCTGATGAGTTTGACATTAGGGGTGTAAGGTTTGAGAATATGTATAACCATATTGAAATGGAGATTGTAAGTAGTTGGGTCGGTGATACAGGCGTAGTTATATGGACTTCCGATGCCGGAGATATATACACTACTAGAGAGATTAAAACACATTGGATTATGTTAGATATAGAAGAACCACAAGGATGGTGAAAGAATGACTAGAATAACGGTAAAAGTAAAAGTAGAAATAGAAGATGAAATAGAGATTGAAGTAGAGACTGATTTGATGCACGTAAGTATTGAAGAATACATGGATAATGTACTGTCAAACTTACAAGAGCATATATGTTTAGAAAATTATGCAGATTGGGAAGTGAAATAAATGAGTAGTATAAAGATAAAAGTAAAAATAGAAATAAATGAAGAAATAGAGATTGAAGCAGAAGATTTGATGCACCAAAGCATTGACGATTATATGGATGAAGTAAGGGATAACCCCCAAGATTACGTAGACATAGATAATGGGTTTGATTGGGAGTTGCTTCAATGAGTATTGAAAAGAAACTACAAGAGATTAGTGATGAATTACAAACGCTAAGAAAGGCGGAAGAGGCGTGTGAATATGCCATGCACTACATAGGAGAATTAGAACAGGCTTTACCTGCTAACGTGGCTATGAGCCACCATGCAGAAATGGAGATAGATGAAGTGCATTCAGAAATTGTAGAAAGAATAATGGAATTAGAAGATAAAATAGGGGCGATATAAAATGAGTGAATTAAAAAGAGAATATTGGTCGGAGACATTAACTTGTGTTACCGGAAAAGTAAAGATTGACAGAAGAGAGATTGCGGCAATAGTCGAAAGAAAAATTGGTGGTTTAGATATTCATCTAAAGTCGGGTAGTATTTTTACCGTAACAGTATATAATATGAATACAATAGCAAATCTCTATCTAATAGAGTCGCCACATGAAGAGGTGCATACAGTACCTAATACTTTTACCATGAGAGAAGGTAAAGCACCGGAGAGTGAAGAGTGATGCCTAACAAAAGACAGAATGCGGCACGATTGTATCTATACAATAGAAAATACAAGGCACGAAGAAATTATACTGGGGAAGAGGAATGAGTTTTGGAGAAAACAAATGTAATTGCGGTAAAAGAAAAGTTGATTACAAGAAACCTATGTACCCTAATTATTGTGGTGAATGTATGGGGTGGTACTAATGCCTCAATTACCTAGAGATGATAAAGATACAGGCTATGCAGGTGATATGCCGACAAGTATTACAAGTATGAGGAATATGAAAAGCCACCTTAAAAGAAAAATGAGGATGGATGAAATACACCCCGATAATGTAAGTGATGAAGAGATGACTAATTTCTTGATTAGTTGTTTTGGTTTTAGTAGAGAGTTCTGTGCTAAAGCAGTAGAAGAATGGAGAGATGAATTATGAGTAGTTTTGAGGAAAAAGAAATTGAAAACAAAGACATACAGCGAATCGAATTAACCTTTGAATCACATTGTCTTATAGATTTGGATGAGGTATTTGATATGGAAGATGGTGATACAAACCCATTTGCCGAAGGTAAAGTAAAACAATGGTGGGTTAAATATGGAATGTTATATATGGAATTAGATGATGATACTATAATAGAAAGAGATGTAAGTTGGTGGGTAGGAGATGCCTACGAGAACGTGGACACAAAATGGCCTACTGCTATTATGGTAGAAGATGAAGAAGGTCATTGGCATAGGAGAGATGTACCATGAGTAGTATTGAGGAAAAAGTAATTGCTGAGATTAGAGAACGTGCTGAAAAAGGCGAGGCTAAATACGGTACTACAATGGATAGAGATGACCTATCTCTAAAACAATGGCTACAACATCTAAAAGAAGAATTGATGGATGGTGTAATTTACACACAAAAAATAATTGATTTGTTGGGGATGAATTAATATGAGGGACGCTTGCGACACGGAATCGAACACCTTATATATAGAAGAAGAGTAGGGATATTATGAGAAAGGTACAGTTGAAAAGAATGGTCGCTAAGGCACTTATCGGCCAAGAACAAGGCTTAACAGCACAAGAGATTTACGGTAAATTAAACTACCAAGCACTATCCAAGATTAAGAACCCTAAGCATATATCTAACATACTAAAGAGTATGAAAGGTGTAGGTAAATACAGTACAGGCGTAGGTGTTAAACTAAATGGAGATAGATATAAAGTAAATCTATACAAGATTGAGGACATGGATGAGATAATGAAACTAGGGGGGCTTAAGTGAAGAAGTTAGAACCACAATGGCCGTATGTAGATTACGAATATCGAGAAGCAGATGATAATGCACCACATATAGATGATATAATTTATATTATAGGTTTGAGTGAATTAGAATTGGCTAGGAGAATAGAAGAGTTTGGTATCTATGTACCCGAATATGAGAATCGCATACAGCGATATAGAAATACAATAGAAATGGCCTATGAGTTTATGTTCATAGGTCAATTTCAAGCGAAAACCCCGCAGAAAACAATTAAGAGATTTAAGAATGCTATTAATAGGGTAAAAGAAACAGTAAGGAGAAATAAAAATGAGCGAGAATAGAATGAGAAGATGGATAAACTTTGGAAAATACAGCAGCCCACCGATAGGTAGGGGGAAAATATTAGATTGTGAGTTTAGAACATGGGAAACGGACTACCCACACAGATTATATCTCAAACTAGAAATTGATGGTGTTGTGTATGAAGGTACATTACCCGTAAAAGTAAGTGAGGATGAGGAAGAATGAGTGATGGAAGAGGTCAAGAATATCTTGATGAGAATCTGTGTTTGCATGAGAATGTTTATATTGACGGGTTTGAGATTATTAACAAGCCCGACCCTACTAATCCAAGTGCAGACGTTCTTATTACTTTGCGTTGTGAAAAATGCGGAGATACACAAGAACATACTTTAGATTTAGAAGATGTAATATACGATTTAGATTTGGGGTGGAACGAATGATAACACATACTTTTAACTTAAAAGATTTAAGCATATATCATGCTTCGCCCGTAAGGAGAAACGATGAGGGTAAAACTGTTATACAACAATGTGATGTAGTATTGCAGAATAAGAGTAATGATTTCCGTATTATTAGGAGAGAAGTATTGAAGCAGTTATTAGACTACTGTTATGAATCATGCCGCCAAGAACCTTTGAGTAAATCCGAGTTTAATTTCATGTATAGAAATTGTATAGAACACAGACCATCTAGTTTTTCGCTAAAAGCAATAATACATGATGCTATTTATGATGCAGACGATGTAGAAATTACATTCATCTGTAACGAGAATCGTAGAACCGTAGTAGAAATACCGCAAAAGAAACCACTACAATTAGATGATATGTTTTTCACTACTTGTCGTGATACTTTATCTAGTGTTTGTCGCTTGAGAACGAGCGAGAGGAAGCAACAAGAGTTTAGACCAAAAATATTGTTAATGAACACTAAAGCCACTAAAGAAATGATAAATATTGCGAAGGGTAGAGTGCTTTCTAGTATTTTTAGGACAAATCTAATAATAGACACAATACTAGACTATTCAATCTTACTAGAGATAACACAATTACCAAAACACTATACCATAGCGGTCAGAATTAAGTGCGGTAGTGGGTATGTACAACCTGTACCCGAACACACCAATGACGGGCTTGTATGTATGGAAAACAACGATGTTTTACATAGTGTCTTGAAACAGATTTTAGAGAACCTAGACAATGAAATAAGTTTGGGTAATTTATCAAAATTAAAAGGTAAAAAGGCGTGGAATAAATACAGCCCTAACCTTTGGTTTTCCGATAAAAATAAGTTAGAACGTGAAAATTATTTATTCTTTTTATGATTCTAAATTACGCAAAAAGAATAACAGGCTTGCAGTACTGCGGTTTTGTTAATTCTTTAATTAATTCAATAGTATGTTTGGTAAGGCCATCTACTATTATTCTCATCTATGTTATAGAAGAAATAAAATTAATTATAAAATGGAGAGCAGTACAGCGTTTTATTCTTTTTACGGAAAGCAGAAATAAAAAAAAGAAATAAAAAGTTTATAATCGAAAGAAAAGGAGATAAGAAATATGGGAAGAATGACAGGCACTATGATACAGGATGAAGTGTATAACATACTAAAGGATTCAGAAGAAGGAATGACAGCGTATGACATAAACAAATTGTTGAATGATAAAGATTTGCTTAGACAGAAAAATAGAGAGCGAGAAGAAAACGGTGATTTTATTGTTAGGGTAAAAGGAAATGGTAGTGGTAATACCACAACCCAATTATCCGCTAAACTAAGTAGAAGTATATTATTTGACAGTAGGACAGAAAGTAGAAGAAATCAAGCAGGGGTTCTAACACCTACTGCTGTTTACACAGTAAGAGATTTAGATGTAGCACATGATAAGATGATTAAAAGTAAAAAGAAACTAAATAAGTTTCCTAAAGTACTGAGACAATACCACAAACAAAAGGAGATGGGACAATGAAAATTAACATAGTAGAAACTTATGGCGATACAGATATTGTATGGAATAAGATATATGGTGAACATACATCTAAACAGTCTACAACTCTTATAGTCTTTAATCAGAATGAGAAGGGCTATGCTAGTTTTATTACAGGCATGGGTTTGATAGGTGATGAGAAACCTGTTGCTAGAATCTTTAGTAGGCTACATCAAGTAGAGCCTTTCAACAACTACCCCGAACCTGTATTTCCCGAATGGAGATTATTTGAAAAGAGGAACAAAGATGGTAGGAGATTCTTTATTCTTAGGGTTACACATACATTCCCTATACATAGTGATGACGAATCTTCTATATCGTGGTTATACACATACCCAATCATTAGAGATATTGTTTTAGCACTAAACAATAAGGGTGTTGATTCTATATGTTATCTTACGGTAAATCTAATGCAAGAGTTTTCTACTACAACTCATGGTATGATACATGAGAATCAAATAGGAATCTTTGACTACATGAACCACGAAGAAGATATTCAGTTAATTACTAAATATGATGATGCTAACGAAACATTATTCCGAACAAAAACAAAATTAAAAGAAGATATAGTGATGCCGTTGCCTGTTTGGGGATTCGGCTCGGTGTTCAAGAACTTCTGTACTAATACAATTAAGGAAAATATAACTGTAATAGGCGGTAGGGATAGGAATACATTTGTAAACGAAGAAACACAGGAAACACTATCATGGTGGATGAGACATCATTACAAACTAGAGACAGACCACGAAAAGGAAAACTATTTAACCGTTCTATTGTCTGACTTAGAACACCTTACCAAGCCGCTAAGTCTTGATAGGGCTATGGTAGAGTTTGGGGGTACTAATTTTGAAGAATCAGTTTAACGTATTTACAAAGACACAAGAGTTTGCTAATAGAAACTTCTTCATTGATGTAGATGACAAGATACCTATATTTCTATGTAGCATAGGTGGACATTTGTTTAACACCCTTAACAAATGTAGTCGGTGTGATTTTGACCCCGATAGCCCACTATACACGACAGGGGATTTCGTCATAGAGCATTGTCCACTACGGCATAACAATATGCCATTCTATACGCCAATGTCTCAGTTACCTGACACAAGGATTCATCTAATGCTTAGAGGTGCTAAAGGTTCGGGTAAAAGTATTCTCATCCTCATGTTCCTAGCGGAAGGTACAGGTCTTGTTCATAGTAATAATGCAGATATGGGTCAAGGCTTCCGTACAATGATGGGTGCTAATTCTGTTACAGAAGCAGGTATGTTCGGCTCGGTGGATGAGGATGGTAATATAGCAGGGCGACCTATCGCTAGAGAGTTATGTGGCGGATTCTTAGGCTTCGAAGAGTTTAGTAGTATGTCTGATGCATCTAAAAAAGACCACAGCCTAGACATGAAGAATCAGTTACTTACGTCATTAGATAATGGTAGGGTACAAAAAGCCATGAGAAACGGTTGGGTACAATATACTACTAGATACACAGTATGGGCGGGAACACAACCTGCTAGATTTGAATTGGAATCGGGATTAGATAGACGATTCTTCATTATTGATATTGAGATGACACCCGATAAGGAACAGGCTTACAAGAGGGCACAGCACCTTCAAGCAAATATGCAGATAGCAGAAAGGGCTTCATTGGCTAATCTCAACATAGAAATCAAGGAATGGATTAGAAGAAGGCAACAAGAAGCGACAAGAAATCCACCAACAGGTGTTCTTTTCGACGACGAAGTTGCTGAATGGATTAACAGACCCGATGTACGTTCTTTTGAGGCAGATTTATTTCGTAGATTATGTATAGGTTATCACATGATGCAGCCTAATTATGTTGGTGGACAACCACTAATAATTACTCTTGACGATACTCTTAGGGGAATACTAAATCAATCACTAGAGATGAGAAGAAGAGTAATGGATGCAGACCTTGACTTAATCAAGAGTACGTTTTGGATGAAGGATATACCTAAATCAGTACTGTTGAAAGAAGTTTCCAAGATGGTTACGGCGGGTGATTATCAATCGGCAAAGAGATGGGTTACTGAAAACCTAGAAGGTCAATCGTGGTACGGAGAATACGCACCTAACGTCAAGAGGCGTGGTAGAAAGGGTGTTACTTGTCGTATCGGTACACAACGTCTTGAATCAGACGAAGAAGAACAAAAGTGGGGTATATAGATGAAGCCATTAAGTAGAAATAAAAGAGGATTGAAAGACGGTAGCCCTGTTGTGAAAGCCATGAGAAGATGGGCTATCAGACAGAACCAACCTTTTACCGTAAAAGAAATACAACAAAATATGACATTTGCTTGTGGCAAATCTGTAAAGGACTCTAGGTCTTTTTCACACTCGGAACACACTCTGTATTGTTACCTTAAAAGAAGTAACAATTATGAAATTGTAGATGAGTATGATTACCAAAGAAGAAGGGCTGCTACATTCAAATGGAGAGGTGAGTAAATGCGTAGTGCTAGAGAAATACAACAACGACTTCACGGAGAAACTGATGCGTTTGCTATTGAGGTTCTTAGGTGGGTACTAGACGGTGGATGCCCTATGTGCGACCACAAATCCAAGAAGGACTATGAGTTAGGTATTATGAATGAAGAGTTTAGTGCTACATTCCTAGAAGTTAGACACAATTGGAATGAAGGTACTGTTATGAATCACATGGACAATCACATTGAGTTTGATGCATTACAAGCAAAAAACATGGAGAAGGATAGACAACAGACTATCTCTACTTTAGATGCAGCAGAAGATATTGTAATTAGGATTCAGAACTATCTAAATGAGTTAGAAGAACAGAAAGAAGCACAAGGCGGAATATCCTCTGAGTTCGTTACTGATGCGGCAAAACTAATAGGCCAAGCAAACTCTAGTCTTAAGTTGGTAGGACAACTAAAGAAAGAGATAGGTGTAGATTCTCAATTGATGTTAGCCCAAGCACAAGTCAATGATATGTCGAGAATACTGATAGAAGTATTAGGTTCTCACCCACAGTTGTTAGACCAAGTAGAATTGAAAATGGCTATGTTGAAAGAACCCTCGGTGATTGTAGATGGCTAAGAAGTGGCGTAATGATTCTGTTAGAAGATTGATTAACAGAGCAATTTATGAAAAGGATTTACCTAATTTAATAGAGGCCATGAAAGAAGATAATCTTACGGCAAATATAACTCCTAATGGTATAGAATGGTATCATGCTGATTATAGAGTTACAAAGACGGCCATAAGAGAAGTATGGGGTTTGACAGCAGGGCAAATGGAAAGAGTACAGAATTATGTTTATGGACACGACCCATTCTAAGTTTATATAGTTGGGTTTGAAAAAAATTGTAGCAAAAAATTATTGGTGGTAGCATGGGCATTGTAATATTTACGGATGACGACAGCAAGTTTATGGATTCTAAATACATTATGATGATAGGGGAAATTGATACACCACCTACGGATAAAGATACTACTTACATCTTGCGTAGTAATAAGTTTAAGGAGAAGGATGTCTTACAATGGCTTCCCTTGATAGCAAACCGACTTGTAGTTTGTTGTGATAAACCACCAAAGATTACTAAGAAAAGCGAGGATTATGTTATTATATCTGACTCTCTTAAAATTAAAGGTAAAAGTAATCACTACTCCCCTATCAATGGGTTGCTAACATGGAAGGATAGAAGAAGAGTAAATGCTGTTTTTTCCAAAACACCGTTGCCTTTGGCTAAAGCATTCCTAAAAGAAAATGATGTAGATATTACAGTATGGCGTAAATTATCCAAAACTGCTATGTTTTTACCGGAAAAGTACGCTAGGGCTATCATGGTTTATGGTATAGAACCTGCTCATAAAAAAATTAAGTTTCCTAAGAAGAATAAAGAAGTTTATAGGCATGAATTATGTCGTTCTAGTGATAAGCACATAGATGTCATAGTGCAAAACTCTATAACCGTAAGTAATCGCATTAAAGAACAAGGCGGCAGCGTACCTAAAGGTATGAAGAAGTCTAAGGATTTGATAAATGAATGGTTATGATGTTTATGATAGGGGTAGGTAAATTATTAATTGTATTGGGGCTATTGTATTTCCCCTTCAAAATCATAGAGGATTATTACCACCCTACGCAAATGAACACGAAGTATAAAGACGATATACATTTATATCAAGACGGGGGGAACGACGGCTTCTTTATGGCTGCTATGTATCAAGATATGGGGAACGATTTATAAGCACTATGAGGCTTACATTTATACATGAGTGCTAATAACAAAAGAGTCCGTCGCATAATCGTGGACATCTTATGGGAACATGGTGCTATGACAAAGGAAGGGATGGCTGCTATGTTAAGTAAAACAAAAAACATTAGAACCGTACCTTCGCCCCATAGTCTTTCCGCCTTACTTAGCAAGAATCCACAAATAACACAAGTGGGTTCTACTAAGGTAGAAAATGCAGTAGGAACTACTGCTAAACATTTAGTTTACGATGTAGATAGAGAGTTAATAAGGTGCAAGGAGGATATTATGCTTACTAGAAGTCCTACCGTTATGACACCATCTCAGATGGAACAGTCGCAACAATGTAGTTGTGGTAAGATAAGAATATTTCCCCCAAATGAAACTCGATGCTTACATTGTATTAGAAAAGTATAATAATAAAACACTATGAGGTATGACTATGCAGGGAATAGAAATGGATGACTTATCCACGATTATAGCAAGTGTGTTTAATGTAGAAAGACCAATAGATTTAGGGGAAATATTAACCGCACAAAATATGAGTGAAGCACAGTACATTAGATTTGTTTTATGTCTAGCAACAGACGTAGATTATGAAGTAGGGGAAGATGAAGTAGTAGACGATATGATTGCTACTTTACCCGAAAAAGTAAGTACAGAATATCTAAAGGGTATTATGGTAGGTTTACTTCTATCCCTAGAAGCAGAAGCGAGAACAGGCGGCCAATTAGGTTTCAGGCCAGCACACGCAGAAATTATGAGTTTATTCCAATCAGCAGAAGCGTTAATTTATGAGAGGCAAGTCTAAATGACGCTTGCGAAGCATAACAAAAAGTATATAACCGTTAAAAAATGAGGTATAAATATGGGACAGACAGACTGCGAACCTAACTACCATGAGTTTGACTTTGTTAGAATCAAGGGTAGTACTAGGGGAGACAGAATGTTAGTATATTGTACTTGTAGAGTATGTGGAATGCAGACAGCATTACACGGCACTATGGGTCTTTATTGAATCAAGGTATTGAACAGCGAAGTCGTGTGTAATAAGATGGGGATAGTACGCAGCCCCTTCCTTGACATTTTCCTAGTTGGCGAGGCTACATAAATAGGTGGTAGCCCAAAACCGTAACCAGTATGCACAGAACGGGATAAAGAAACAGGTATGATAATAAAACCGTTGAAGGGTCGGGGAGAGATTAGATTGCAACGCCCAAACCGTAAGTTGTTGGAGATAAAGGGTAAGTCCATTAAAGTAATCCCGCATATGACGCTGCAAGTTTAACGTAGGGCATATAGATAAAAACGCAACTGTTCTGATAAACAATAGAGCATTAACAAGTCGGATAAGCCAACAAACACAAAATTAAGGAGAAAATAATATGACGATATGGGCTACTGAATATAGACCTACGCTTAGTGAGATAGTAGGGCAGAATGAAGTTATTAATGAGGTAACTTCTTTACAACACTTTATCTTTTATAGCCCGCAAGCAGGTACAGGCAAAACTAGCCTTGCTTTGGCTTTGGCTAGGGACATGGAATGGCCTATTCATGTATTCAATGCTAGTAGTAAAAAGACTAGAGGTATTGATTTCGTAGAAGAAGAGTTATTGCCTATGTCTAGGACAGGCAATCCACGTCAATTCTTTTTGCTCGATGAAGCAGACCAATTAACACCTGCCGCACAGTCGGCATTGAAAGGTGTGATAGAAAACTCACAAGGTTACTTTATCCTTACTTGTAATGATTTGAGTAAGGTTAGTAAGTGGCTTCAATCTAGGTGTAGGGTTTTGAGGTTCAATCCCATTTCTAAGGAACACATAGTAAAAAGACTATCTATGATAGCAGGTAAAACAGGAACGGTTATTACAGAAGGACAATTAAATCTGATTGCTGATGCACACGAAGGAGACTTAAGGAATAGCATCAATGCTTTACAAGCATTTTCCGTACATCCCGAACCCGAAGCATTCATCAACGGTCTTGTATCACAAGGTCTTGATGCTAAACATTTCCTTACGTTATGTTTCCGTGAGAATGATTATAATTTAGCCTTAAAAGAAACATACGGAATACCACCTAGAGAAGTGGTAAAAACAGTATTCGACTACGCTATTACATCTACCGCAAAAGTAGATAGTATAATGCGTATCGTAGATGCCGCAGCAATTACCGAAAGGGATTTGATACACGGTGTCGAGGAAAATATAGCCATAGCAAACTTTGTCCGGTTGTGCATGGAAGGATATACACAAACTTTATATCCGTAAGAAAAACGGACTGAAAATACAAAGCGAGGAAACCAACATGGATGAAACGATGATAAGTAATGTAGCAAAAACAGTAAACGTGGCCGCAGACACCCTGCGGGCTAAGGCTGAATCAGTCTTGGCGGAACAAGGTGGTGCATGGAAGAATGCAGGTAAGTCTGATGACGACTGCGGTATTCTTGCGTTAAGGGTAGCGGCTAGAATGATTAGTACAGAAAACGCTAGACTATCAAGAAGCGGTGCAACTAAATACGAAGGTATGTTTGTATCAGTACCTAGACCTAAAGAATGGGGTAAAATCCTATACAATAAAATGGCTAACCAACTGAGAACAGCAACAGAAGATGTTCGCAACGTATTAGTAGAATCCGGTGCAGTAGTTATCTTTGACGATAATCACGACGGTACTTACACTAGACACGCTAGAGAAGATTTTTACGGTGTAGAAACTGCTGACGTATCTGAATTACCACGACACACACAAAAACTAGATGAGAATACACACTTCTTTGTTGTTTGGGATAAGAACAACAAGACATTCCCATCCGGTGATGCTAACTTCAAATATGGTCGCCCTAGACCACAAGACGAAAGAGAAAGGACTATGTTATTCTTAGGCCGAAAGCAAGGTACTACTGATGAGGTAAAACCACTTACTGTTAAGGCAACACAAAAAGGTGCTGATGTACAATACCCTACCTTTACAACAGGTACTATTGCACTAAGACCTGCTTCTAACGGCACTACTGCTTACGCTAAAGATGGTGTATCAGTCTTTGAATCTGACGCATCTTTATCAAGTATCTTTGCAGCAGACCCATTAACTCTTGTACCACAAATTATCGGTCAAGAAAATATGCTTTCCGGTTTGGATAAACTAGGCCAATACTACGATACACATAACGGCAACGATGGATGGTGGGATAGAACCTGTGCAACCGTCGCAGAAGTAATACACATAGACCCTAGAGATAATGGCGGATATGTATTAGTATGTGCTGATTTGGATATTTCTTCTACGGCTGCTACCGTAGATGTTTACATTCCAAGTGAACAAGATTCACTTGTGGACTTCGCTGTTGGTACTAAAGTACTACTTCACGGACAGGCATGGCGAACAAAAGAAGGAGAGGATAGGATGTCCATCTCCGGTTGGTATGCCTTTGACAAAATAGCAGTCATGGATGAAGTAGTTTCTACTAACGACGGGTGGGATGAGTGAAGGCATTCGGTCATTACGTCTTTCTCCATAACACCATACAGGAGACTGTTGGTGGACTCATTCTTGAAGGCCATCTACAAGTCCTATCCGTAGGCGGTTTAGTGCCTCTTTACATAGAAGAGGGCTATTCCGTCATGGTGGATGAAGAAAAATTAATCCCTATCACTTCTAATAATACCGGAAAAGAAACTTTCGCTATACATTGGGAAAATATACTAGGGCATTATGATGGCGAAGTATGGTTGTGAGGAATATGGAAAATATATTACATGGACAGGAAGCGAGAGACAAGTTACTCTTAGGGGTAAACAAAGTCGCTAACGCTATCAAAGGAACATTGGGTGCAAATGCGGGTACTGTTATAGTACAGAACCCTGCGGGGCTACCATTAATTCTTAATGATGGTGTATCTATCACTAAGTCTGTTACCGACCCCGACCCTTACGTTCAGATGGGAATTAATCTCATGCAAGAAGTGGCTCACGAAGCACAAAGTAAATCGGGTGATGGTACTACTACTGCTACTATTCTAGCACAAGCGTTGTGTAACACAATGGCTGATGACGATTCAGATAATATTAAGATAAAAGAAACTCTTACTAATTTGTGTCAATTCATAGTGTTTGAATTGGAACAGATGGCTACTGACGTTAATGATGATGACTTACTAGATGTATGTATTGTCGCATCTAATAATGATGAAGAATTGGGTACTTTAATACATGAAGCACTTTTAGCCGTAGGCGAAGAAGGTAACGTGATAATAGAAAGTAATTCCGATAGCAGTACCACATGGTCTTTAACAGAAGGTCTTGTTATGGATAGCGGCTATGTGAACAAACTCATGGCTAATGCAGATAGAGAGAAGTGTATTTATGATAATGCTTCTATACTTTTAACGAAAGAGAAAATAGATACCTTTAATCACATAGTACCCGCACTAGAATTATCTATGAAAGCAGGTAAACCTTTGGTGATAGTCTGTCATGATTACAACCCAAGTATACTACCTAACTTACTTGTTAATATTATGCAGGGGAAACTAAATGTCTGTATAGTTAAAACGGCAGGTTTCGGTGATACCCAAGACAATTGGCTTGAGGACATAGAAGCGAAATGTGGTGGTAAAGTATTCAACTCATTTGACAGTATTGTTAAGGTAAAAGAACATGAGTTAGGTATATGTGATAAAGTAGAGATAACTTCCACTACATCTACCTTCATTAAAGATGGGGTAGACGAGGATTATTTAGAAATGTTAGAGTATAATTTGGGTTTTGCAGTTAATGATTGGGAAACAGAAATGATACAGAATAGAATCGCTAGACTTACTTCGGGTATTGCATCTATCAAGGTAGGTGGAATTACTGACATAGAACAAAAGGAACGTAGAGAACGTGTAGACGATGCTGTCAATGCTGCTATGCTTGCTAGAAAGCAGGGCATAGTAAGTGGTGGTGGCGTAGCACTTAAGGACATTTGGTGGAAAACCCATGAAATTGTTGAAGAGTTAGAAGGTATACAGTATTTTGATGCAATTCTAGCACCTATCAATCAGATTTTATCTAATAGTGGTATTGTTTATGTCGGAACTACTTATAAGGAAAAAGACACGGGTTGGAATGCTGCTTCGAGAAGAAGAGAAAACTTGAGATTTAATGGTATTATTGACCCTGTTGGTGTAACTATCAACGCTGTTGAATCCGCTTTTTCTATCGCTATACTACTACTTACTACTGATTGTGCTATAATTGCACCACAGGAGTAAACTATATAACCGTAAGAAAATGAGATGATAATATGACATGGGGAACACAAGCACCGCAAGTAACTAAGACGAAAGAAGCACCACAAGGTACGGTGTACAACGAAGATTACTACCGTAATATCTTCAAGAACAACAAATCACAATCAGTTGATTTGCGTATGGGATTGGTAGGTTGGGAAAACACCGCTAAGACAGGACTAGCACTATCTATGATGGATGCAGAAATCAAAGCGGGTAAAAAGGTAGCAGTATTTGATGTAGACAACTCAGCAAAATCTACGGTAGATTATATCTACCCCGATGCTGATAACATTATGGTAATACCACTACACGATGAAACAGACGATTCTATCTTTGATGAAGATAACAATGTAGATTACAAAGCATTAGTAGATAAGACTAATTGGTTTGTAAACATCCTAGCAGAAGAGGTAGCAGAAAGCCCCGATGATTGGGCGGGTGTCGTCTTTGATGGTGGGTCTACATTCCTAAAGTGGTGTGAACACGCCATGAGAGCATCACTACTAAGTCGTGGTGTCATTGAGACAGAAGATGGTACTTTTAACCAAAAAGAATGGCGAGAGCGTAATCGTATGAACAGAAATGTTTTGACTAGGATTCACGCTTTGCCTGTACCTAAAGTATTCTTTACCTTCCACCTAAAACCTGTACAGCAGTACATGGATGACGGTACAGGTAAAAAGGTACTAATGACAGTCGGTGATAGACCCGATTGGGATAAAGGTACTATGCGTAAGTTTTCGCAGCAGATATTCCTAAATAGATACATGAAAAAGGCTGATGTAGCCGCAGGTGTTAAGGGCGACAAAACCCTAGCCGACGGCGAGTGGGCTATCAAAGGTACTATTGAGGAAATGAAGGGTAAGAACATGGAATATGTAGGTACAACACATACCATTTTGACCGTAAAAGATGGAAAGGTAGAGTGGACAGGACTACCATTCCTAAATGAGTGAGGTGTTTACGTGGAATGCGTTGTAGATACCGATTCATTGATTTGGTTATTAAAATGTACACAGCGTAGGCAAACTATTTCCGGTAAAAGTATTTCACAAGTTTCGGCTTGTATGTTGAATAGTGTCGGAAGTAGGATGTCTACCTGCTCTTTAACCAAAGATGGTGTATCATCAGTAGGTATATTTTCTATACCTTCATCGGGTGAAGCCAAAATCCCTGTTAGCGACATAGAGACTATGTTGGGAGTATTAAAGTATCACGGAAATGCTTTAACTTTGACTTATTCTAATGATAAGTTAAAACTAAGGTCTAGGTACAAACAAACGACAATTACCGCTTCCGAGAATGCTTTGGCATTCCCACATAGTCCTACCACATTAAATGAGTGGTCTGATACTTCAATAACATTTGCCGCAAAAATAAGTGTAGGTAGGGAAGTAGGATATACTATGAATGATGGTACTATGCTAAAACCTATATGCACATGGGAATCAGTAGATGCTGTTCGTTTGTTTGAAGCAGTTAGATGTGATGAAATGAACGGGCAAAAACTAAACAACTTTACCTTTACAGGTAGTGAAGAAGGACTTACTGTTGTAGTAGGTAAAGAACTAAAGGGTAGAACGGAGTATCAGTTAGATAAAAGAGGTACTAGATGGCCTTTCACAGCCACCTATCAAGGCGGCTTCAATAATCTATTTAGTAATATTAACGGAAAAGTAAATCTACATTTCTTTGATTTCACTCAATGGAATCAAGGTATTAAAATGCTTATTGAATTAGGCGAAGGTGATTTCATTTTCCAATCAGCACTATTAGGAGATGAATACGTATGAGAATGATGCTAAACAAAAATGCTGTTCCACTAACGGAAGATGAGGAATACCCTTCTTATTACACTATACCGTATTTGATTGTAGGTGTGCCTGTACCCGAAGAGGGTTTGGATGGTGTTTCTGCATTTACATTTACCGGAAAAAATGGTGAAAACTATGTGGCTACTGTAAAAGTTAGACAAGAATTAGACCCTTTGTACCGTAGTGAAATATGGTTAAATGCGGAGTACATAGAAAAAGAAAGAAGCATGGCTGACATAGCAGAACAATTCGGTATCACACCTGCTGCTATCAATCAATGGTTAGTAAAACACAATATCCCAACTAGAGAAAGAGGTAGAAAGAATGATAGTGGAACAAGGAAAGGGTAGAGAAGTTATTGTAAGGTATAGAGATGCTAAAGGAAACAGACTCACCGAATCCATCAAAGGCCACTATCCGTACTGTTTTATTGAGAGTAGTAATGCCCCTTTTGTAGAAGATTGCGTTAGAAAAGAAGATGGTTACAAAGGTCTTTATGGGGAAGATTTAACTAAGATTGTTGTATCGCATAACTCGGAATTGAGGAATCTATCTTACTACGGCACTACATGGGAAGCAAATGTACCTTATGTTAATCGTGTACTTATAGATAGGCTAAAAGAAAAAGATGCTGAACCCTTTGAAAATTATAAACATAGGACTTGGTATCTCGATTGTGAATGGTCGCCCGCAACGAGCCAAATGAGGGTGATAGTAGTTTATGATAATTTTACCGAAAATGAATATGTATGGTTTGTATGCCCTTCTATTAAAGAAGAAGGTTTGGCTGATGGCGAACCTAAAAAGTTCGATACATATGGTGATTACGAATACCCTACCCCTGCACTCGGATTTGGTAGTGAAAGGGATATGCTTATTCATTTCTTGCGACACATGAAGAAACAAGACCCCGATATTATCACAGGTTGGTATGTCGTAGGGGCTGATATTAGAACAATAGTAGAAAGATGTAGGGCTTGCGGTCTTAATCCCGCTACACTATCTCCTATGAGAAGAATTAGGTATAAGTTTGGTGATTGGGAACAACCAATTGTAGGTAGAAACTGTATAGATTTGATGATAGCATTCTCTAAAATATGGGAATTGAAAAATGGTAAATTACCTTCTTACAAATTAGATGATGTTGCTAGTGAGGTTTTAGGGGAAAAGAAAGTAGAGTTGCCCGATGGACACGATACTTACTATTCCGACCTTCCTTTGTATGTACATTATTGTAGGCAAGACGTAAGGTTATTACCTAGACTTGACTTAAAAGTAAATGCTTTAGATTATTATACTGCGTTACAACACGTTGTACAATGCGACCTACGTTCAACGCCTTTTATCACTAAGATGTTTACAAGTTTAGCATTGAAGGATGAGAAGTTTGATAAAAGAATACCTACACAACCACAGTTTCCTTACACGCCTTATGATGGGGCTAACGTCTTAGAACCCGAAGTAGGTGTATATGAGAACGTAGGTATCTTAGATATAAAGGCTATGTACCACAGCAACGTACACAAGTACGGTATATCGTGGGACACACTAGACCCCGAAGGACAGGATTGTGGTAACGGTAGTAAGTTTAACGTAAAAGAAAAAGGTTTGTTGTGTAGATTGATGGATGATATGACCTATTTGCGTAACGAAAACAAACTTAAAATGCTTATGAGTGATACACTAGAGAAGAAAAACAAATGGGATATTATGCAGTTTGCCTGTAAGTCTCTTGTAGCATCTATGTATGGCGTAGCGGGTGATTCTAAGTATGGTTTTTATCACCCCGAAGTAGCATCTGCTATTACATACACATCAAGGAATACGCTTGAGGAATTGATGTACCATGCAGAAGATATAGGTTTCAAGGTTTACTATGGGCATACCGATTCTATATTCTGTAACATAGATAAGCCCGAAGATGGTGTAGAAGCACTAAAGAAAATCAACAAAGAAATGTCTCCAATAGAAACTGAGTTTGAAAAGTGGTGTCCTAGTATGTTGATTATGGCTAAGAATAGATATGCCGGAAAAGTAACTTGGACTGATGGCTCTTACCATGACCCTAAAACTTATGTTAAGGGAATAGAACTTAAGCAATCTAGGATGCCTAGTGTAATGAAATTGTGTATGAATACAGTCATTGATGGTATCTTAGACGGTACAGAACAAAATGAAATAACACAAAATATTTCTTCTCTTGTTGATGATGTAGTTAAGGGTAAAGTAGACCCTTCTGACCTATGTATGAAAGGTAAACTAGAGAAAAACCTAGATGACTACAAGGTCTTATCGGGTTCTGCGGCAGGTGCGGCATGGGCTAATGAATATCTAGGCAAAGGGTATAGAAAGGGTTCATTCTTTAAAGTTACGATAAATGAAAAAGGTAAATACATAGCATTCGATGACCCTTCTGAAATAGAAGGTGTTACAAAAATAGGTAATAAGATTCTTGCAGAAAGATTTATCTTAAATAAAATAGAGCCTTATTATAATTTAGCAAAATGGGATATTCAACCGATACATAACTCTTTACAGGGTATGAGTGGTATGAAATGGTTATAGATAAGTATATAACCGAAAGAAAAGGAGAGATAAATAATGTCTAACGCAAGTGATATAAAAGAGTTACAAGAACAACAGAAACAATTTACTAACGGTGTGGTGAAAGCCTTTGAACAAGTTAGTTTTGACTATATGAAACTACAAACAATGTTTTACGCATTGTTAAATGATTTGGGAAAAACCGATATATTATATTGTGCTAAATGTGATGAAGAGGTTTTACGACCTATACTAAAGGAGATACCTTTGGAACAACATTGTCCTATGTGTGGTGATGAGTTGAGTATTCATATGCACCAAACAAGTGTAGAAGATTGGGACAACGGAAAGATAGAAGAAGAGTGATTATATGAAGGCCACACAAGACCAAATTGCTAATTCCTCATACAGACCTATGGAAAAGGATTGGTTGAGAATAAGCAAATCGTCTTTGATGACATATATGATGTGTCCTAGACAATTTTATTGGCGATATGTGGCTGATATACCCTCTCCACCGCCTAGCGTAGAGGCTATTCGTGGTGGTAAAATACACAAAGTTATGGAAGTAGGTCTTTTAGAAGGCTCAGACCAAGTAATGATAGCAGCAGAAGAAGAAGGCGTGGCTGATGATGTTGGAGTAGATAGTCTCAATATGTTATTACATCAGATAGCACATGACATTGGCGGCTTTGACATAGTAGAAGCAGAAGTTAAACACCAAGTAGCAGAAAACTATAACGGTAAAAATATTGTTTGGGTAGGTATGATTGACGGTGTGATTAGACACCCTCATGGTGGATTAATTCTTATGGAATTGAAAACAGGTAAAATGAACATGGGTAAACTAGGTAGAACAAGAAAGGAATTGGTCTATTACTCACGTTTATTGGAAAAATTAGGTTATGAACCAATCACTCATTTTATGTATATATCACCCGATTATGAAATACCCGAAGATGGTAACGACAAGTTATTACTAGAGGGCGACAAAAGGGGTAAGACTTTGTGGTTGGGAGCAGAGCGTGGTATCGCTATTCTTGAGAAGATAAACAAGCGAAGTATAAATGCTTTCTCGGAATCCTTAAGTAGCACTATTGATACGCTAACAATCCAACAATACCCTATGAATTGGAATGACTATTTCTGCCCTTTATGGTGTGAGTTTAACATGAATTGTGAGTCCGAAATGACGGGTTATGTGGATAATGGAATAGGTGAATGGAATGAGTAGAATTAACGTATGTGCGGCTTGTGGGGCTAGTGAAAGTTGGGTAGATGAAGATATAATGTGGAGAGTAACAGGAGAAGAAGGGGCAGACCCCGAAGAAATTACTGTACTTACTTGTAAATGTAGCAATAAACAAAAGAAAGAAGAGTGATTATATGCTTAATTTTCCTAGAGAGATAGGGCTACGTCGTAAGATTTGTAGAACCCAAGAAGAATATGATAATTACGTTAAAAGTATTAACGGTAAATCTTCTTGTTACACATCTTTGTATAGTTTTCAACGAGTACACCCTAACAAATCTTGGAAAGTAGATACAGAAACAGTAATCATGGATAGAGCATGGTGGGATTTTGACATTGTAGAGGGTGGTACTCTTGATGATGTTAAGAAAGATGTAGCAGTACTACTAAATAGACTTAAGGGAGATGTAAGGTTAGTCTTTACAGGTAGAGGATTTCATATCCATCAGATGTTCGATAAAAATGTCATTGGTACTACCATAGCCAAGCACGTTGATAGGTACGAGAGAGAGGTCGCTAGAGGGCTAAAAACACTAGATGGTGTAGGACACCCACTAAAACTAACACGCATACCGGACACATACAACACTACTAGGAAAAAGTGGGCTGTAAATGTAGACTTGAATGCGTTCAAAGCAGACCCTCTAGGGTATAACATACCCGAAAAACCTTTACCGCAACTAAAAGGCAACGACCCTTTTAAGGGAAAACAAAGTCAATCTAATTTTAGTATAATAAAATGGATTGCTAATAATCCTGTTAAGGTAGAATACTTACCTGTTAGTGGTACTTTTGACGGAAATATAACTTCCGCTAGTCAGATACCTATACCACCATGTATAGATAATGCTATGAGACACGAAAACCCTAGACACGAAGTAAGGATAGCGTTGGCTCAGCATTTGTATGAGAATCTAAGGTGGTTTGCACACCCCTCTACTTTAACAGTAGAACAGAAAAACAAAATTACCGAAGAAATAATAGATTTTATTTCCACACTAGGGTGGAGAGACTTCAATGAATACACAAGCAGAAAGCACGTAAGAAGTCTGCTTAACTACGAGAGAACACCGTCTTGTTCGTGGTTACAAACAAGAGGGCTGTGCGAAGCATCCTGTTGGCGAGATGACGGTACAAGGAGAAAATAATATGGTATTAGATAGACACCCAAACGCATTTTTTGGTTTAGAAAAAGAACCATGCAATTTCTGTAAAAGCACTTTGGGTTATCTTTACCCTAAAAATATGCCACCAGTCTGCATGAATTGTAGTATGGAAAAACAATCCTCTTAAATACAGTAATAATACTGTAACAACTGTGCTTCTGATAGATGACCGAGAAAACCCCAAAGTAATTAATAAGTTGTTGATGAGATTGGGCGAAGAAAATACCCAAGTTTTGCGTATGGCCTCATCAGATTATAGAATAGGCTCTTGGGGAATTGAGGCAAAAGAAATAAATGATTTGTATCGTAGTATTTTAGGTCTAGGTAGAAACGGTAGAACTATTGTACATCAATTAAGAGAACTACAAGAGGATTTTGATAATCCTATGCTAGTAGTTTATGGCACTAAACTAAAACCATATGTTCATAGTGCAGGTGGCAGACCGTCAGCAAAACAAATAGCAGTAGAAATGGGTAGAATGAAAAAAGTAAACCAACAATTCAAAATGACATTTTACCAAAGATTCCCTAAAATTAAATATATGGAACTAACTACTATGGATGACTTTGTAGAATGGTTGGTAATAAATCATACACAAACACAAGTAAAAGAGGCTACTGGACTTAATGTTATGGAAAAAGAAATACAGACATCGGCAGAAATAAGTAACTTAGACCCAAGAGTCGCTGCTTTATCTTCCCTTAAAGGTATTACACCGCAGAATGCAGAAGATTTGCTAAAGCAGTTTGGTAGCATACCTAAATTATTGAGAACTAGAACTACGCAGAAATCTGTTATGGAAGTAAAAGGCATAGGTAGACTAAAGGCTCAAACTATATTAGGTCTTAGGGATTCTTACTGAATACCAAAGCCACTAGAACTACTTTTAACAGGTGCAGTAGCCCTATTTAGTTTTACGTCAAGATTCTTTAGTAATACGCTATTTCTATCTGAGTCATCATCTCCTGTCGCAGCCTTTCTTGTTATTTTTACCTCTAATTTATTACCGGATTCTATACCTGTCAATAATGTTTGTGGTATTAACTCTATGATTTTATTATCGGTGTTAGTTTTTATGTAGCAGGTATTAGTTACGCTATTTCCTGTTTCTTTTACCGTAACAGTAGTGTATAGTATTGCTGTTTTATTTAAGGTAGAATTATTTGCGTGTGATATTTCCGCTTGTACTAGAATAGTTTTGTCTATAACATCTACGGGTATCACAAACTCTGTTTGTAGCGTAGACTCAAAGGTCGTAGTAGTAGAAGTCTCATTCAATAAATCAACTCTACCCTTACCCGCTAAAATATAGCCGTCAGAAGTAACAGAAGCGTTGCCACTTGCTGTTTGTACATCTACATCCATACCTTCTACACCCTTCAAAATAGCAGGTACTCTAGGTGGTTTTTGTTGTCCTAAGATACTAAACTTAGAATTGTGGCTAAGATTATCATTCATCAAAGACATTTTACCTCTTAGGTTTCTATATGCAGTCTTACTCATTTTATTTATACCTTGATTCGGGTCAAAGTCTAATCTATCAGCCCCACCTTTACCATTATCGTCTGCTCCACCTGTGGGTAATTGTATACTTTGACTAATATTTTGTGAAGGCGTTGTCGGGGGTGGGGTTATTGTAGTTGTTTGTTCGGGTGCAGCAGGTACATATCCTCTTGAATCTTGGTTTCCTACCTGTCTACCTCTTCCGTTAGTAGGGAATAAGTAACCCATTACCCCACCACTTCTTAAAGATTCATCTCTTTCTAACTTAAAAGAAACATTTTCCTTTTTACCTGCTGTTACATCCCACGAAACTTCTTGTATGGTTAAAGTAGTAGACGTATCTAAACCTATACCTGCATCAGTATATGAAACAAAAGTAGCGGGAATATAAGACAAATCATTAGTAATATTGATTCTTGGTGCATACCATTCATTTCTTTCTACGGTAAAACCACCAAACATTTCTGAATATTCTCTACCACCAAGAGGGAAAATACTATTTGTATTTCCTGTTGTCAAAGTTATGCCTTGTATAGAGTTAGCGTTTTTTAAGATATTAGCACTATCGGGGTCGCCACATCTATGACGTAGTAAAGCCCTACAATATTCTGCGTTAAAACTAACTACTATCTTAGCACTTGCTACCGCACCATACCCACTAGGTATATCTATTTCATAAAACCCACTACGTTTTACATTCTTAGAAGTTACAGCAGATAAAGTAGGTGCTTTATCTCTATCATCAGCAAAACTATAATCAGCAAGATGTATTGTAAACTCGCAATCATCTATTGTAGAAGTTTGGGTTTTTAATGATATAAAGACTCTTAGTGATTCTCCGGTAGTACTACTTATTTTTGGGGTAAAATTAGGTACATGAACAACTTGTAAAGCATAACTAAGAGATTTAGAGCCATACCAATAATAGTTATCATCCCAAGCCACATCACTAGCAGTATGCGTAAACGCTGAGTTACCATATCTATTGTATATATCGGTAGAAGTTTTCATATTCCCATCTAATGCATTAGTCATACCGGAAAACAAAACACCACCTGTACCTAATCTAGTCCAAGAGTTTCCTTTGTTAGTGTTACCGGAATCATAATCACCATAACCTTGTAGAGCGATTTGTGGGTCAGAAATATAACCAAATCTACCACTTTCTATCATTTTGTGTTCTACCCCACCTTCTAATATAGGAGAAGCGGTAATACTCATGCGAGTTTCTTGATTTTGATTATAAGATTGTTTTGCTATAAACTCAGCCTCTACGCTAGAAGTAACACTAGGGTATTCTAAAACCTTCCAACGGCTAGTATCTGTAAGATTTGTAGCCGGATAATCTACAAAAGCCTGTGAATTATTGTAGTAAACACGAACATTCGTTATTTGACCTGCTACATCTGTTTTTAGATTAGATATTTTTAGATTTTCTCTAGTCAAAACTAAACCACTATTATATTTAGGTCTATACTCAAATCTACCATCTCTACCCATGAGGTAAGAAAAGGTTGTTTTAAGGCCGTTTGTTGTGCCGAAGCCACTCTTAGACCTAATATCATTTATCGTGGCTAGAATCGTCTTAGTACGGCTATCTACGGTACTTCCGTAAGTATCGTTGTTGGTAGTAGTACCGTCAGTAGTCATATTGGAAGTTATAGGTATATTATTTATATCAAAAGCACATGATAATCTAGTTTTAGGCAGCCAAGAATCCATGATAGCAGCAGACCATAATAATCTAAACTTATCACTATCATAAAAACTACCACTATTCTCGCTTTTTACATCTCCTTTTACATTCATAACAAGCCTTAACATAAAATCACTATTAACAGTAGTATGAACTGCTATTGAAGATGCATCTACCGTGTTACCTGCTATTCTTATAGTTGTTTTTACCCCTAAATTATTATAGTTATTTATCCAACTACTTACATAATCATTCCACAAATATTCTTCTAATGCGAATGGGGTTAGTTTTAAGGAATCACTAATACTTGTAGCAGATGTTAGATATACATTACTTAGTTGTACCGGAATTGTATAATCATCTGTATTAGAAGAATCGGAAGTCCATGTACCACTAACAATTATTGTATCTTCGTCTACTACCGATAATACATTATGTCTTGTGGTGTTTGTAGTATTTTTTATAACCATACCGTTAGTAACCCCTTTTGTTACAAAGGTTTCTCCGGTCTTGGTAAGAGTTGTATTAGGTATAGGGAAACTAGAACTGTCCGAAGAATCTACTGCTATCGCTGTGTTTTCTACTGCTGTGCCTAGTTTACCAGTCCAACAGAAATAAAACTCTTGAGTATCATCCGAACTTTCTAAATCTGCTGATATTAATCCTGTGCCTCTATCTGAAAAATTAGATACATCTTCGACAGGTATTCCGGCATCACCACTAAATAACCCCTCATCTGCAAATGTAACGTCAGATAACAACCTTCTTTCATTAGGGTGTGCAGTATAAGGAGAAGCAGTAGTTTTGTAAGATGAAATTGCTTCTGCATAGTAGTTGTCTATCAAAGCAGGGAATCCATGTACCGTTGCTACATAATCGCCTAAGTCGCTACTACCACCGGAGATTTGCCCCGATTGACCTTTGTTCGCTAAAGTATTAAGGTTAAAGAAAGGCGACGAATCTATGACTAAAAATGCACCTGCCTTATCTTCCCAATCGTGATATTTAGTATTTGATTCTGATTCCGAGGCTGCTGCGGGTGCAATCATAACACTACCTACTACTGCATTAGTATTAGTACCTTCTGTAACCCCTTCTAAAGTAATAGTGCTTGAGCCACTAATAGACGCTATTTTGTAAGTTCCGTTGTAATGTAGACTATTGTATATTGTAGCGTAAGAGCCTACTGTGTATCTTGATTCGGTAGCACCACTAACTACTAATTGATTTGACCCATATGTAATAGTTACTTCTTCCCCTAAAGAATAATCGGGAGTCTTAGAAAATGCAGCACCACTAACAGGTTCATTTGTAGCATCTACATTCCATATATCTATATCCTCTCCTACCTTCAAAGATGCAAACTTATCTATGTTACCGTCTGTATCTGTTTGGTCTACATAATACAGAGATACATCGTAGTTTTCAGACGTAGGATAATTCAAACCAAAGTCTTGTTTCCTAAAACTACCATCTGCATCGGCTTTACCGTTATTTCTCATATCAGACCAAAGTAACCAAAGATGTTTGTAATCATCTGATATGTCTAATATATTTACCATAGACCAAAGATGTGAACCAAAAGCAGCAGGGTTAAGATATGTAAAAGATTGAGTTATATATTTACATCCAACAAGATAATAATTACCGCCACTAGATAAAATACCTTGATAAATAAACTTAGTTATATTACCATTATTAGGGTCTTTTATTTCTGCTACGCCACTTTTGTAATTACTTAACGCACTATAAAGAGTAGAAGTTATCTGTACTGTGGTAGCACTAACAGAAACATTTGCTTGTATAGCACAACTACCTATTATGTTTTCTTTTATGATACCGTAATGATATTTAAACCAAAGAGAATTAGGCAAATCTCTCATCCATCTAGCGTGTAAAACTCTATTTTCGGCAGCCGTGAAAGCCGAAGGAGCAGGTGTAAGTACGCCTCTATCGCTAGTCCATTCTTTTCTATCGTTACCTGTCTTAAGTCCTGTGTTACTTGTGTATGTACCGAACTCACCGGATGTATATGTTGTTGTTGTAGTTACGCACCAAATATATGTACTACTTAAAGTAGAAGCATCATAGTAGTTCAAAGTTTTTTTAGTAGATGCGACAACGTGCCTACCGCTTTGTGTATTCTCTGCTGCACCACCAATAGTTAATCTATTGACATAAAATACATCTCCCGAAGATAGTGCGGGGTCATCATCAAAGAAAAATGTAACATATTCTGATGTTGGGTCAGTAGATTGTGGGTACTGCGTAGCCACTAATATTTGCCAGTTACCATATTCTGTTATATTATCAGCAATAGTAGTGTCAAAATCTACACCTGTATATTTACCTGCGTAAACTATACTTCCGTTGCCTATTTGACTAGCACCAAAAGGTAAATCAGTTTGTGAAAAACTTAGTGTGGTTGCCTGTGCATCTACGGGATTTATACCACTTGCGTTAAAATTATCTGAGCCACTTATAGTTATACTACTACTTGTAGTATATCCATGACCCGAAGGTACTTCAATAGTAGTTCTCTTAGTGCCAGTAACTAAAGTTTCGTGAAAAGTATCTAGGTTTATACCGTCGTATTCATCTTCTAAATTATTTGGTCCAGTAGTAGATTCGTTGTTGTACATCTGTATAGGATGACCTGAACCCAACTGCATTCTTTGATTAGATGTTTCTTCGTAAGAATCGTCTACGTCAAACCCTATATTACTACTTAATACTTTTAGCGGTAAAGTACCTAGATTCATAATACTCTTAAAACCCTGTGCGTCATAAAGCCAATATTCTGTAACCGCATTTTCTGAATCATTTATACCCTTCTGTCCTATTTCCCAAAGAGGTACTTGTCTATCTAGTAAGTTGATATTGTCGGTAGCAGAAAAATCTATTGTTCTGTTTCTACCTTTTTGGCTGATACTCATTGTATTTATTACACCTCTCCAAACTGGTCTATCTATTCTAGCATTTGCACCTGCGAAAACTAACAAAGACCAATCAACAGGGGTAGAAGAAGAGAATATACTTTTAAGGTTTAACAAATAATCTTGTTTTCTCATACCTAAGTTTAGGTTATCTGTCCCACCACTTTCATAACTAGGCATATCGTTGATTTCTAAACTAGCAGAAGAAAAACCATTTACGGGATAAGTAATTTTTAGAGACTGTATAGGTGTCTCATAACTAGCATAATCTTCTGCATCTGTAAGATACCTAACTAGACCTACTCTGTCTACCATAAGTGTTGTAGAAGTACTACTACCGGATTTAGGTAGAAGTGTCAATTGGAAACCATACATATTTTCTGCTGTTCTTGTTTCATCAAACGCTGCACCCGTAACCTTTTTTTCTCCGTTAATATATACGTCATAAGTTTGTGCTGTGTAATCCATAACAAAATCAAAATCTATCCATGTATTATCATTAATAACATTTTGTGGTGTATTATTACCTATGTATTCAAATCCTAAAGCATCATATTCTATTGTACTACCGCTATCTAAATCAATAGTTTTGCTTATTGCAGGGTTATTACTAAAACCGGAAGAAATACTGCTAGTAGGAAAATCAGTAGATTCAAAACCTAATTCAAAAAGTAGATTTAAGTCAATTTTACCATTGTTAGCAGTAGCACCGTTAAATGCCCTTGCTGCTATTCTTGCGGTAAAAGTATCTCCATCTAATTTACTATTCAAAGAACCCCTATAAATTAAAGTAGGTTTTCCGCTACTACTGTTGTATACAGAGCGATAAGTTTGTATAACCAAAAAAGGTTGTCCTGATGGAGATGTAACAGGAGCAAAAAGATTTTGTGGTGTAGTACTTGTTGCATCCCATGTACCGGATTCTCCTAGTGTTTCTCCCATCCAAGTACCGACTAAATGTGCTCTTTGCATAAAATCTCCACTAGCGACTATTTCACCTGCTACCTTATCAACATAATTAGTAGTACCACCGGAATTGTAAAATGATTTCATGGCTGTTCTTCCAAGTGTAGAATCGTTATCGCCTGTACCTACATAGTATTTACCTAATGTATCGTACCCGTTAGTAAACAAAAGATAATCTTCTGATGATACAGCATTAAACTTATATCTATTTGCTACGTGTCCGTCGGGATATTGTAGTTGTGCTCTACCTTCCCACTTCTCCGGTTTTTGTCTTGAAGAATCATAAGACAACCACTCAAACAAACCTTTGTTGCTAAGATACTGATTGCTAGTAGTACTTAAAAAATTACTGCCGTAACTACCTAGTCTATTTCTATCTGCTATACTAAATCTATATCTAGGATTTAAAGTAGCCTCTCCGTTCATAGGATTTCCAAAATGACTAGATGTTATACTATAATCGCTTGTTGCACTAGGTGAATTGTTATCATCGGGTATAGCCCTAGCACTATTAAAGTCATCGTAGTAACCCGCAAGCCATACACCATAAATACTAGATACTTTCCTTACCACCAAATCACCTCAAGAACTGCTAAGGCTCATTCCTCTTAGACCTGCCCCTCTTTCTATTTCATCTAATATTTGATTTGCTGCTTCGGTAGTAGTCATACCATTAAATGTATTAGTCATAATTACTTCTGTGGTAGTTATAAGAGTTTCCACTCCTTGTTGTACTACTTGTTTAACTAGATTTCCGGTTAAATTATTAGAGGAAAAACCGTAGAATAATTCTTCTCTAGCATTGGAAAACTCATGTAGTGCGTCAGACGCTTCGGTATAACCATCTACTACTATACCTATTGCATCTCTTTCTGCCGTACTAAGTATTTCTAAACCGGACTTAACACCATCTATAAACGCTTCCCAATCTTCTAAACTTTCTATTCCTCTTTCTTGCATTAAAGAATATACCGCTTCGTTTTCTTTAGCGAAATCTACAAGGTCTTTTTCTGCATCTTTTAATTCACCTCTCCAATTAATTCCTTCAAATCTTTTTGCTCTTCTACCGAATAGTTGTTCAAAAGAACGAGGTATAATATCATCGGGATTTAATTTTTGTAATTCCTTTATATCATCTAAAGTACTAAAATAATTTTCTAGTGCTGCCGAATCAAAAGTACCTGCTTCTTCTTGTGCTATAATTTTTTGTGCCTTTTTAATATCTAAAAGACTTTGTTCCAAACCTAATTCTGTATGTAGTTGTTCAATTCTTGCCTTAGTTACTGTATCTTCAAACTTAGCCAAACTTTGTAATTCTGCTTGTTTTTCTGTTATAGAAGTCGTAAGACTATCAATAGTGTGTGATTCATCCTTTATCATATCTATTAATTCACTTGTACCTGCTTTGTATTTATCCATAGACTCTAAATCACTATCAAAATCTAAATTAGTTTCATCTCCCATAATACCTAAAAACTCTAAAGCCTCAACAACAGCCATAGCCGCCAAACCTAAAGCCAAATACTGAGGTACTGCTGCCATAACAGCCCTACTAGATGCTATGATTGATGTTGCGGCTGCCTTTGCACTCGCACCTACCGCAGCAAAAGAAACTGCTTGCGTTTGATTTGCTTTGATATTTACAGCAGTATTAACAGTATCTTTTTTAGTAGCCTCGCTCTTTAATCTCATAGCGTTTAATTGCATTACCATAGCAGCAGTATTTAATACTATACCTATTCTCATACTTTTTTGTCCTTTACCAAACAACATAAAACCTGTACCTACCGCACCCATTTTCATAGTAAGGTTATTCATAGCACCTGCTTGTGCCGCAGTATCAGCAAGCATTTGTTTTCTGTTTTGCTCTCTTTCTATATCAACTGCTAGATTATGGCTACCTATTTTTGCCGTGAGTTCATCATATTCTGCACCTACTATCTGTAATACTTGTGCTGTGTTAAGTTGTTTTCTTGTATTAAAACCTATGGCTTGATTATTTCTTGCCAAAGCCCTTGATTCTCCATCAAGGGTTTTAATCTTTTTTTCTAGTTTTGCATCAACATCTAAAAGAATACTAGATTTTTTGGTTACGTTTTTTCTAGCCTGTTCCTGTCTTAATTTTTTATTAATTAATAATTGTTCCTTTGCTAAATTAATCTCTTGTCTTTTTCCTAATATTTCTTGTTCTGTTGTATAAATTGATTTAATGTCTGCCATAGTTTTATCAACAATGGCTTGCTCTAATTTTTCAGTTTCAAAAGTCTGCATTTTTAGTTGGTCGGTTATATTCTGTACACTAGCAGCGTGGTGCATCATTTGTGCTGTACCTGTGGAATATGCTGCGGCTTTGTTACCGTAGGCATCTTGGTTAATTAATTCATCACCAGACAAAGCCCTAACAACTGATTGGTATGTCCCCATAGCAACAGTAAGCATTTGTAGATTTACCATAGTATTAAACATTGGCCCTATTGCATTAGTAAATGTTTGGCCGAAACTAGCCATTTTACCTACTACCTGTCCTACACCACCACTACCTAAGAACATAGCGATTTCTGCATTCAAATCCGCTTGTCTGTTTGTTGCTTCTGTTAAAGCAGGTATTAGTGAGTTACCGATAGCACCGGACATATTTTTAAGTCTTGCTTCTGCCTTTTCTAATTGGAATAAATCTGTTTGTCTCCTTCTATTTATTTCCTCTAAAGCGGGAGATAATCTCATAGTCGCTTCAAACTCTAACTCTAAAGCCCTGTTATAGTTTTCGCTTAACTTTAGGAATCTTGTATAGTGTCTGTTACCCGCTACTTTTTGAGCCAAAGCAGTCTTTTCTGAATCTTCTAAAGTGCCGTATATTTTGTGTAAATCCCCCAGTATTTCTGAAAGACTTCTTAAGTTACCTTCTTCGTTTTTTGTAGCAATACCTAATTCGTGAAATGCGTCTGCTGCCCCGCTTGTATTAGCACCTAACCTAGCATATATCATACGCAAGGCTCTACCACCCTTACCTTGTTCCTCACCCGCTTCGATAAGAACAGCAGACTGAGCCGCCATAGCCGCTATACTTTCACCTGTAAGGTGAGCCTGTGATGCAAATTGATTCATAACGAAAGTTATTTGTTCCATAGTAGAAGCAGACCTGTTTTCAATTGTGTTAAGTTGGTCTAGTACCCTCATAGAGTTTTCTCTAATACCATCTATTCTTTGTTGTTCGGTAGCATTTTCCATTATACCTTGAGTCATAAACTTAGTCTGTTGTTGTAAGTTAATCATACGCTGCATGGCCGCTTCTGTTTCCATGTTGCTTATCATACCGAATTGCATACCTACTTCTGTACCTATACCCATTGAACCTTGACCTAAAACACCTGTTAGTTGTGCCATTCTTGCGGCTGCTTGGAATGATTGGTCGGCTGAAAACCCAAAGTCTAAACCTGTTGCTTGTATTTCGTTTTGTACTTTAGCAGTATCTTCTGTTACATTAAGAAACTTTTCTAATTCTATTCTTGCCGTTTCTATTTCCCTAGCAATAGGAGTCATACTATTCATCATACCGGCAAACTGGTCGCCTATGGCTTGACCTGCCTCTTGTACACCACTAATAGCATCAAGCATAAGAGATTGAAAAACTACGCTTGCAGTTTTAGCATCTTTGATTAATCTGTTTGCTTGGAACGTACCTACAACGTCGAAGAAAACCCTAGACGCACCGGCTCTAAGAACAAGTAAAGTAACAGCACAAACAATAGGTATAAAACTTGTAAGATACCCTAAAACTAAATTATCTATCATGCTGCACTATCTCCACTCTCACCCTTTATAGGCATTCCGCTATCCCTAATCGCTTGTAGTACATCACCACCGTTTGATAAGTATTTTCGTTGCTCTCTCCTTTGGTTTCTACGTGCTACTGCGCCTTTAGCATCGGTCTTAGCATCTTTGGTTGCTTCGGATATTTTATCGCTGATTTCTGCTGCCATAATCATGTCTAGTTGCATTTTATATGCTCCGCCCTCACCATCATATCTATCCCACAAATCAGAGGGTAATACCCCCTTATACGCCATACATAGAGAGGGGGCTACTCTAATAAAGTCTATAAAGGGACTGCACCCTCTTCTGTATCTCCACGAACGAATTGTAATATTTCATTTAGTTCTTCAAATGTTAAATCATCTAAACTAATTTTTTCATCTAAGATGCAATTTGGCACCCATGCTTCTATTTGGTCGGTCATTCCCGCACCCATTTCATCTAACATACTAGCAAACTCTTCATTCTGTTCTTCGGTCCAATCAGTAGGTTCACCCGCATGACGCATTTTTCTAAATGCTTGTGCTTGTAGATTTGTAATTTTGAGTTTCGCCATTCCAGACGCTTGTTTAACCCATATTCTTGTTCCATCATTTAGTTCTATTTCTTTTTTTAGTACTGGCATATTTATCACTCTTTTTTCTTTCTTTTGGCGGCTCAGCCTCACTTATCAGACGGATAGTTCCATCTTCTTTAATCTCCCAAACGCCTAAAGTGTTTATGAAAGTATTCCTATCATTCATTCTTCTTCATCTACTTTTGGGGTAAAAGAACGGGGTAATGCTTTCATTACTTTATCCCATCCTAAATCAATTGCTTCATCTCTTGTTAAGGTAGTATTAGCCACAATGTGTCCTTTCATTAAACCAAGACGATAACCTGCTTTTCTATCTGCTTCGTTAGCCCACCAAAACACTTCTTCGGAAGAATGCTGCCCTAGTGCTGCGGCCAAAACTTCTATATCGTCTGTTGCGACCAATACTCTCATTGTAACACCTTACTCTTTCTTAGATTTTTTAGTAGCCTTCTTTTTTGGTGCTGCTTTCTTTTTTCTTTCGATAAGTTTTTCAACCAATCTACCATCTTTCATTTCTTTAGACCAAATGTTTCCTTCTTTATCTTCGTATGTTTCCATTTTCTCACCTTATATTTATGCTACATCAATCCATACTACGGTTAATGTAATGAAATTACTGTCTTTCTTTCTTGTAGTATCACAAGAAATTACTACGTCATTGTTGGCTATTGCAGCCCTAAATGCCGTTTGTACTTCTGCTGCTGTTCCTGTAAAAGCATTGACTTTTAGTTTTGTTTTGTCTGCTATTACTGTACCACCATTGTTAGCCATACTTATTCACCTCAGTATGCTGATGGCGCACCGCTACCATCATCTACGCCTGTACCTGCTATACTCATGTCAATTGCTTTTCCTAGTAGTGGATTTACTAATGCTGTAAAGTTTACAGACATTGTGTTTGTATCTCTACCGCTTACGTTAGCAGTAGGGGCTTCAAACCTTAAGTGGTATAGGTTAATTGTAAGATTAGAAGGTGTTGATTCGTCATCAGTAAAGACTAACTGCATAATAGAGTTACCGTTGTATTGCGGGTCCTCAAAGGATAAACCATCTTCTGCGATTAAAGTATCATAGGTAGGTTCTTCTGCTGCTGCTGTGTAAACAACTTCGTTAAAGTCAATGCTACCTGTAATTTCCATTTGTTGTGAAGCAGGTGCGTGTCTGTAAGTACTGCTACCTAGACCGTATGAGTTATCTGTATCTCTGTTCATAGAAATACTTAGGTTTACTCCCTTTACCTTTGCTGTTGCTGAACCTAATCCGTCTGTACCGTTGTCAAACTTTACTGTACCGTTAGCGAAATGTAGTGCGTCTAAAGCAACACCATCATAAAGAACTGTACTTGTTTGTAATGCAGATGTAGCGGATTCTGATTTTCCTACGAAATCAAAACTAGCCATAACGTATTCTCCTACGTTAGCAGTTAAAGACATACTGTTAAGCATCATACCTGTGTATGTGTGTTCTTTTGCTTCTCTACCTACTCTTAGGGTAAAAGAAGGATAGATAATTTTGTATGCGTCTGCTGCATCCCAAGCACCTGCGGAATGAGTTGCGATAAATCTGTATAATTCATCATTGTAAATAACGTAATCACCAATAGAGTAAGACGTACTTGCAGAAAATACACCTTCGTTTGCTAGTGCTGTATTACTTGTTCTTTTGTTAAGACCAAAAAATGCTTGCTCTAATGAATGTTTTGAAGTAGCACCGCTACCCGATACTGTATCATCCGGTAAAATACCGTGTAGTAGCATTCCGAAGAAATCATCTACTTGTACAGCCATGTTTATTCCGCCCTCGGAATACTCTGTACCTGTTACCATTTTGCTTGATTGCTGTCTGCTTATATCTGACCTACCTAGCATCTCAAAGTTCATTGAAATTGATTCATCATCAATCTCACCAAATGTTTGTGTACCGGAAGGTTCTGAACCGTATGTAGTCTCTTTTTCTATTGAAATATACCTATTTAAGAACTCTGTCGCCATATTATTACCTCTATGTGTGTGTAGAACGAACCGAGTCTCTTATCAATATTATTATCTATGTCGCATATCTAACAAACGCATATATGTCAAAGTCAAAGTATGCACACATACCGTTTCGTCATCATCCATTTTAGTATCTAATTCTGCACTATATGACACAAGGCTATCAGTAGTACCTAAAACACCAGTATTGACGTATAATTCGTCAAACACTTCACCTATAATATTTAAACCTTGTCTGTAAGCATTTTCGTAATTAGTACCTTTAGTGGTAACATATATTTCTACATCATAATTTTGTTTTATCTTAGAACCGGATAATGCTTCAAACTGTGGAGAATCAAGACCCGTAACAACAATATGTATGTTAGGCGTAGTATATCTATTTAGCATTCTTGAAGATATGTCGTAACCATATACTATATTAGCATCGGAAACTTGTGTTTTTAAATATATTTTTTGTGTATTTTTTAATAAATCTACAATAGCAATACCCATTCTAGGTACTGCGTCTTGTGCGAAATCACTTGTCATTAATTGTTCGGGGGTAAACGCACCAAACTTAGAATAATATACGTTAGACCATTTTACATTACCTGTTGTATTTCCCCATTGTATAATTTTTGATGAACCACTAGCACCTGTAACGCTGCTAAAAATATCTTCTGCGTCATCATCCTGTATAATTTCATGTACATACATTTTAGCCGCCCCTGTTGCATCTAAAGTTAAACGCAAAACTAAAGGTACTGGGTTATTTTCCGTTAAAAGTAAATCTAAATCACTTACTGTAACTGTTGTAGCACCTACTAATTTTAGTGAAGTACCGTTACCAGTACCTTTTACTTCTACTTTGTGTGTACCGTTATCTAACTTTACAAGAACTTCATCATTATCGGGTGCAGTAGTATAAGATAAACACGCAACGAATGTGTATGCTGTATGAGTTGTAGGTGTTATAAGGTAAGTACCGTTTGTTACAACCCAATTCCCATTAGAAGCAGTACCACTACCCGAAACAGCAGTCCAAGAATCTTGGAAATGACCTGTCAATGCTGTTGGGTTTGTACCGTTCATTCTACTATTCCAATACTGTGTTGTTGTCGCTACTGCCATATTTACTGCCTCTTTAATTGTTTTCTAAATGTTCTGCCACTCATACCTTGCCTTCTATTAAATCTTGTACCTTTACCTAAAAAATATGCAGCAGTATCGGATTTAGGAGAAGGCCGTACATTTGGCCTAACTCTAAATGGTTGTTGAGTGTTTTCTCGCAATTCTGTCAAAGATTTGCCGCCTTTGTTCATTCTACTACCTCTCGCACCAGTAGGTCTTGTAGTGCTATCTCCTTCATCAAAAGAACCTATAATGAAAGAAATATATCTTGAATATTTTTGTGTTCCTTCGCCTTTTTCTTCTACTAAATTACCGTACAAAGACCTAGCAATTCTACTTATAGCATCACCTGTTAATTTATGGCCTGTACCTCTTTGAAAAGAAGTAATACTATCTTCTCCTGTAGGTACATCTGTATGACCCCATCTTGATTTCTTTTTAAAATGCTTGCTTTTACTTGTTCCGGGTCTACTATTTATCTCTCTTCTTGTTTCTACTACCGTTCTATGTACTATATCACCCAAAAAAGCCTTAGATACCATATACACTCCTTCTGTCAAATAAGTAGATTGTTTGATAAAAGCCGATTTATCGAAAAAAGCCTTAAAACTTAAGTTGTATTCTTTATTTCTAAGAAGTTTTGGGTATTTAGGTTTACTTCTATCTATTCTACCACCTGCTTTAAAACCAAAACGCGCTTGTCTTAAATTAGAGGCTGCTCTTTGTTTTCTTAATACTCTATTCCATGCTTCTCTTGATTTAGCCGATGATGTAGCCTCGGCTGTTGCTCCGCTTTTTAATTTAATTTCTGTTCCCGGCATATATCCGGGTGCGGTAAATAAACTTCTCATATTTGCTTGTTGAGCGTTTCTGAAACCCGCAGCACCTATTCGGCTATTGTCTTTGTTTTGTTTTAAGTATCTTTTATCTTGTTTTGTTAAAGGTCTACCATCTCTAATATTATTTTGACTTAATTCAAACCAAGTTTTATCTTCTAATTTTTGTATTTGGCTTTTAAAATTGTTTATATTTTGCCCTAATAGTTTAGAGTAATTACTTCTTGCTTTAGTCATTGTTCCTAATCTGACCCAACCCGGATGAACATAATTTTCACCACTAATAAAAACTGCACCTTTCTTTTCTTGTTTTACCTTAAATTGTTTTTTTAGATTAGCCATATAATTACCTCAAGAAAAACTTCCGAGATGAGCCAATCTTGTAAGGTTATTTACTCCCCTTTCTCTAAGTACATTTCCTCTTAGAGTATCACCACCTTCGTGAAATGTGGATTCATCTTCCATGTAATATGCTGCTGCTATATCTGCACATATTTCTCTAAGAACGTGTGCAAACTCACCTTGTTGAACAGTAACGCCACTTGCGTGTGCAATAGAAACTCCTGTAACACCTGTTAAATCATTACTAGATTTACCAGTCCAAGATATTGTATCACCGTCAATGTTGCCGCTACCGGAAGTAGCGAATGCACTTGCACTTGTTAGTGTTATAGTCGTAGCACCTACTGATACAGCACCGTTAGCGGTAGTCTCTGTAACACTAGGATTAGACCTACCGTAGTCGTTATAGACTTGTTCTATTTCAATAGAAGCCCTACGAATTGCTACTTGTAAAGTATTACCTGCCTGTACTCTTTGTGCTGAGTTAAGACCCAATCTAAGTCCGACATCACTTGTAGAACAATAATATACCATTTAAACCAATCACTCCTATTACTAATATCTGCGTTATCCAATGCATACGCATACTTTTGGTTTGATATTTTTCAAGTGTCTTTTCAATATTACTAACTTTTACGGCTGTATTGCCGCTAGTTGCAGACAAATGACTTATCCATTGATTCCATCTTTCGCGTTCACTAGCCATATAATCACATTTGTGTAGATATTCCCATAGCACCTGCTACTATTGCTATTAAGGTAAATATAATTTTTTGCATATTAGCCATATAAGTACCTATTAGGCCGTTAGTTATTTCTAATTCAGTAGCCACCTTAGCAAGCCCTGTTTGCATATTTACTTGAGACTGCACAAGTTGTTCTATCAACCTTTCATGTCTTTCGGTTACATTCTCTAAGTTATCTAATCTTAAAGATATTACGTCGTCTGACACTAAGCCTCACCCATGTGTGCTTCTAATCGAGCCACAAGGTCTGCCTTTTTGCCTTTAACTGAAAGACCTGCCTCTTTCAATTTTTCTTTTAGTTCAGAAACATTATGTGAATCAAGAGTTTTTTCTATTTTCTCTATTTCTTCTTTTGCTTCTTCGGCTTTCTCCTTAACCTCATCTACTGAATCTAATAATTCGTCTAATGTTATTTTTCCATCAGCACTTAATACTAGGTATTTTTTGTACAAAAATACACCTATACCTACTAATGCTGCTAAAGATAACAGTATTAATTCTATATCATCTAATAATGAAGATGATTCTAAGGGTATGCAATCTATTGTTTCGTTTAGTGCGTTTACGCACGTTTCTGCTGTTGTGTTATTCATTTTTATTCCTCTCTATCGTATATTATTTGTTTAACTGCTGAGTGTGGTATAACAGTAAATGCTCTTTCACTACCCCTTCGGTAAATCTTGAACCCATGAGGTGTCTCTTCAATGTTTACATTTGTATATGACTTTTCGGGTGCAATATACACTATTTTTCCTGTTCTTACTACCAAAAAAATCACTCCCAACGTGGGCCTTCGGCCCACCCTACTAGACTTGTCCTATTACCTTTAGTAATAGGTGCAACTCCGTGTTCAAAGTATGATAAGAAACATATTACTGTACCTTTCTTAGCGAGTGCTACTGGGTCGGGATTTTGAGTATGACTAAATGTTAATTCGCCACCTTCATAATCTTCGGGGTCTGATAATTGTACGACAATGCTTATCTTTCTATGCATTCCGTCTTGTCTGTTCCAGTCAATATCATGGTGCATACCATAATGATAACCTATATCTTTGTATTCTGTAAATTGTAAAGGAGGCAGATAAGATACTTTTACGTTAAAATGTTCGTTGGCTTTTTCTATATACCACATCATTTGTTCTGTAAGAGGTTTGTATTTTTCATCTTGTAGCCACCTTATTTGTGTCTTTCTATGTCCATCTTCTTTGCCTTCTCCTGTTCTAAAGGTAGAGGCTTTTTTAGGCTCTGCTTCTTTTGCTGCCTCGATTATTTCATTCACTAATTCTTCACTCAACGCTTCTTCCCACATTATCCATGCGGGATGTTTCATCATTTCTGACATATACCACCATTACATCATAGGGTATTTAAGGAGTATCTAAGCCCACCAACTACCAATATTAGTTACATAACTACCATATCTTTCTTCCATTAATTCTTTGTATGCTTTCATGGTTAATGGATTGTCATAAACCCAAGTATCAAACCAACCTACATCCCAAGAAGAATCTGCCGGTGGTTTCCAAGTTTCTATATCTGCTTTTATTAAGGTAAAAGTATCATCTTTAACGCAGTTATCCCAAACTAAATCAATTACATCTTGGCTGTTTTCTATTATAGTTACAGAAGTAACATTAGGATTATCAATTAATGTTTGATGCACCAAACCTATCCCTAGACCACCAATTAACACATCTCCTGTTGCATTATCCCAAAGCCATTGATGTTCTCTATATTCAGCGTAAGAATCTTGCATAATAGGCATACTGCACCCTTCTTTAGTTAATACTGTATATTCTTCTGCTGTTTCGTTTTTCATATTTACATAAGTTTCCCACATATAATCTGTAGTCTGCATTGTAAAATGTCTTATTGCGAAGTCTCCCGATGTTCCTTCCGGTAAAATTACTCTTTGTCTTTCTGCCATATTAATCAACTCACATAATCATAAATTATTCTTACTTTAGGGGATATTGTAGTAGTACCACTAGAATTAGTAGCCGTTGCTCTAACTAAAAGTTTTAACTCATCTCCCGCAGCAGGTCCGGCAAGGCCACCCCTACCACCACCAAAAGTCATAGTACAAGTATTAGCATCAGTAGTACCTGTGCAATCCTGTGCTGTTGAGTTAGTACCCATAGAAACCGAACAAGAATTACTTAGACTAGAAGAGTCAATCGTACAATTCCAAGCAAAACTTGTTGCGTTTGTTGCTCTAATATATCCTTTAATTTTTATTTGGTCTACTGATGCACAACCATTAAAAGGCAAAATAGCATCAACAGGTGCAGAATGAGTATATTCTCTTGTAGTACCACTATCAGCACTAGACCAACCACTACTTGTTCCTGTTTGGGATATGCTGTGCATAGCATCTGCACCCGGACACCCTGAACCCGAACTAACCCAAGCGGCATCATCTGTATTATTACCTGCATTATTTACCGCAGTAGCAATAGAGCAAGCGGTAGGTGGAACACCTGCGGCATCTTGGGCTATTGTTCCTAAAATACCAATCCACATTTTATCACCCTATAACTATCCATGTACTAGCATCTACGGCTATAAATGTTTTAGACTTATATCTTGTTGTTATTAGTTGATTAGTAGTAGAACCATTCATTGTATCAGAACCATTAGAATCTATTGTAACTGTACCTGTCGTATCACTAAAAATAAGATATTGTTCACCTGCTGCCGGACTAGCAGGGAGATTCATTGTGGCTGTTGCTGTTACTATAATATATTTACCCGCATAGTTTGTGTTAAGAGTAGTAGTGCTGTTAAGACTAACTACCATACCTTCATTTAGTTTTACCCCATCACTAAATGTTTTTTCTCCCGAAAATGATTGTGTTCCGCTTGTTACACCAGTAGGTCCTGTAGGGCCGGTAGGTCCCGTAGGTCCTGTTCCGCCACTTGGTCCGGTCGGCCCATTCGGTCCCGTAGGTCCTGTAGGTCCTGTCGAACCCGGCGGCCCAGTTGGGCCTGTATCTCCGGGCGGGATTGTAAAGGCAAAAACCTTAGCAGTCGCAGGTCCACTAGATGCAATTGCTAGCGGGCCACTCGCTACCGTAGGCGTACCAAAACCGGCTGCCGTTCCGGTAGGTCCCGTAGGTCCCGTAGGTCCAGTTGGTCCAGTTGCACCATCAGTACCA